CGCGATCTTACCGTTAGAAAGCTGTTCGCCTTCCTGGAAGTCACGGTCAACAAACTTCGAATTTTCGTCCATCAGGATTTCGAGGAACACCGGATCAACAACAACCCAACGACCTTCCTTCTCAACATTCTGCTGGTCGAGCAGACGATTGAAGCGGTTGAGGATCTGAAGAGGAGTTGCATCATAGGTGCCCGAAACACCAACAGCAATCGAGTCAGAGGCAGAGCCACCCGAGACGAAGGAGTTACGTGCAAGCTTGTGGACTGCGAAGAGTTCGTCAGCATCAGCCGAAGATTCTGCCTTCGTACCAACAGCAGCCGAACGAGCCGTCCAAACACCAGAGATCTTTTCGTAGCCCGTAAGGTAACCAAGAACGTCTTCGTCGTATTCCTGTGCGAGCTTGTAGGCTGCACGATCAGTTGCGAGTTCGAGCCAGTTAACATGGGACTGCTTCTTTTCGATGTCGTCGATCTGGAACTGGAATGCATTCGCACGGTCAACGATCAGGGTGAAGTCCTGGTCTTCGAGGTCCTGCGAAGTCATCTGAGTACCACGAGCATACTTGCTGATCGCGATTTCAGGTTCCTTGATGATCTGTACCGAGTCACCATAGTTAGAGATTTCGCCGAAGTAGTCAGAGTTCGTGATGTCCTCAACGACCGAAGTCTTGCGGAACTGCTTCTGAACCTTCTGCGAGTAGATTACCGGGCTAAATTTGCCATTAGGCAGGTTGCCATAGCCGGTTGCGCTTTGAAATGCCATTTTAATATTCTCCTAAATAAATTGATTGTTTCTTTGTGAGATAGATCAAATCACTTAGTAGAGGTCATTCAGTCTAGGTTGTCCCGTCCTACCAATGGTTAGTCAGTAGGACAGGGGCTATTCTTTATGAGTGGTCTTCTAAATTCTGTCTATGTTGCAAGACACTTATGGATTAACGGGCACCACCCGAGATATCCATATGGATCTTACCTTTGCGATGAGCTTCCATAATCTTATCTTCATTCTGGTCAAACCAGCGAGGATTCTTACGGCTTTCGCGTTCGATCTGAGACTCAGAAAAATCGTAGTCTCCGTCACTATCAGGCTCTTCAACAGCAGCAGATTTGCGTACCACCTTGGCAGCATCTCTTGGATCAACATCATCATCCACCTTGGACTTAGATGCTTTGCCGTTAACAGCCTTATACTTGTCAATAACAAAAGCAGCTTCATCGACATTCAGGCTCTTATAGATTGCGTCCTGATATCGAGTAGACTGAGATTGTAGCCAAGTATGGAAATCCGGAGAGCTAGTTAGCTTATCCAGATCGGGATGTAGTTTCTTGAGTTCAGCCAGAGCTTTCTCAAAATTCAAGTTGTCTTCTTTTTGTTCAAGGTCCTTAAGCTTCGCAGTAGTCTTTGCGGTAGCTTCTCCAATTCGCTTCTGGACGATCGTTTCCAGAATGTTAGCGAACTCAGGATATTCCTTAACCCAAGCTTCAATTTCTGCGTCAGACTTAGGTGCCTTGAGCTGGCCCCGGAGAGCCTGATCTAGCTTATGTTCGAGTTCAGCGACTCGATCAGATGCCTCTTTTACTTTAGCATCGGTGTGTCGCCTCAGATCCCCGTATCGATTCTTCCAGACAGTGTCCTCAACGGTCTTTGCTGGTTCCTTCATTTCGTTATCGAATGCTTCCATTGCCTCAACTTCAGCGGTTTCGAGTTCCTTACGGGGATTACGATATTTAGCCATGTATTAGATTCTCCTTTTGGGGCCACAAGTAGTTCCATTATTGGAAGGTTATGGGTAGCCTTTAGTTGTTAATTTTCTCCATCAGAGCGATCTCTCGCACCCTTGGACTGTGTACCGGATGAAGACCTTTGGCCCCATCCACCTCCCGTTGATACCGTAGTAGTCTTCGTTGCCGAAGCTCCCATAGGAGAAGAAGCAAAACCAGATCTACTGGAATCGTTCGTACTCTTTGAAGTATCATTGGATGCTGGTCTGTTAGATCCCATAGCTGTAGGTGAACTCATCAAACCCATACTCTGTCTCTGACTATCAATACTTGGAGTACTGACAGTACCGGTGACATTAGGAGTAAAAGAAGCTGATGTGTTAAATGCAGTCTTAGGACCAACAAGATTATCTGCGGTCTTTACCGTTCCGGCTGAGGCGTACTCAGGTAGGGAACCAAAGGTATGTGGACCGATTGTAGTAGCGTCCTTCATGGAAGAAGACCATTCGGGACTTACAGTATTTGCATGATACGAAGTGAACCCTGTATTATATTGTTCAGGGGCACCTGCATAAGTAGAAACAAGAGAGTCATATGCTCCTTTGTTTGCATTGTAATTTGCCTTAGCGGTTGCAGTAGAAGCTGCATTGTTCCAAGTAGAGTATTGCTTAGGTGCCTGAATGGCAGCACTAATAGAACCATACTTAGATGCTCGGTTATCCATCGTAGAGAGGATACCCATTGCTTCTTGTTTACCAATATCAGAATTAAGATCAGTCTTTGACAAATCAATTTCACCAGCCAAGGTCATAGCCATGTTGGTACGAGTATCGTTGTCAAAGCGACCGGGGTCCATCTGTCCAGGATTAGCAAAACCTCTCGCTAGAGAGTCGTCTAGCTGTCTACCGTTGGGACGAGTTTCAGGAGTTGGTGCACCATTCTCTACTGCACGGTCATAATAACAACCGGGCATTTCCTTGGTGGCACGAGCGTTATCAAGATCACCAGCCCACTGTTGACCAAGAGAAGCCCACTGAGGACCACCCGGATGTTCAGCATCAAGGGGCATAGTATCGATGTGCATCGTATTGGCACCCATATACTCTTTGCCCATACCGAAGTTGGCATCGTAACGAGCAGCCATACCTTGTGCTACATCATGGATCTGTTGTGCATCCTGTGGATTGTTAATATCTAGTTTACGTCCAGAGGGATCCCGTATGTCCAAGTCGGCGGCATATCCTTGTGGGTGTCTATGAGCTGTGCCGACTGCTTTGTGTCCTTCAGGCTCTTGCCCGGAAGTGACGTTAACAGAGTAGCCAGAGCCGAGAACGTCAGTAACAACATCAGATACCTTATTACCAATACCAGAGGTAGGAACCTGTGATCGCCCTTTGTTCTCAAGGTCATAATTAACCTGAGCCATGTCTCTGGTAGGTAGGTCAGGATCATCAAAGGTATTAGCAAACTCACCAAGACCAAGTCCGTGGAGAGCAACATGATTTGCACTAGGCTTAGTCCCCTGTTTGTCTTTAAGGTTGTAAACGTTCTGCTCTGGTTGATAAGGGCCAAGAGCTGACTCTTCTTGCATACCCTTGAGATCTTGTTTGTATTCTTTGATATTCTGTTTACGCTCGTCGGGAGTAGCCTCAGTAAGACCACCTGCGAGAAGTCCACGCTTACGTGCTTCATCGGGGGTCATCTGAGTACGCTTATCTCTGTCGAGAGCACCAAGACCTACAGAGTAGACATTAGGATTTTCATTGAATTTCACATCTGCTACATAACCACGGTTATCTTTCACAAGACCCTTGATGTTCTTACCGACACCATTATCTTCGAGTCCGAGATATTCACGGGCCTTATTAACACCGTGTACGTTACGAGCATTCATTGCCGTATTGACGCCCTTAGCTACCATGCCCGGAAGACCGGGGACCAAGGAAGCAAGTTCCATCACTTTTGGCTTATCGTAGAACCCGAAGTTATTAGAAGCATCGGGATTATTATCTGCATTATAGTGGTCAGCCCAAGCATTACCTTCGCCACGAGGAAGGATCTTTTTGATTTCCTCAGCGTCAGCGTCTTGAACTTGAGCATCACTCTTAGCCACCTCACGCTGGCTGACCTCTTGGCCAGTCTCAGCGGAGATGAACTTTTCTTTTCCGTCCTCGATAATTCTAAAGACCGTATCCATATTTAATCCTTCGAGTTGTTAACTTCCTCCCGAAGGTTTAGAAGTCTCTTGATCTCATTGACTGAACCCTGTAGATACTGAACTCTATTGAAGTCTTGAGCAGCGAGGAGTTCGTTCTTTAGAAATTCAACCCGAAGGTTGACATAGTGCTCTAAGGCATCCATATCATTCTTCGAGTTTACGAGTAGGTATAGTTTGTTAGCGTCTTCTCTTTTCATTTATTACGCCTTTGGTACAGGAGCCTGATTACTGGAGAAACCTGCCTCACCCGGAGGAGGAGCAGCACCCGGTCCAATATTGCCACCACCATTCTGAGTTGGATCAGAAGGAGAAGGAGGACCACCGGCACCTGCAGCAGCAGGATCTTGTGGAGCCATACCAGACAGAGCAGCCATCTTCTTCATTTGCATTGCTTGAATAGCAGCAGCTCTTGGGTCGTTGATTACTTTATCTTCATCGAGATCCAGACTGGAAGCATATTCGCGAAGGATGTAATCCCACTTAATGAATGGAGCCATCTGAGGATTAGGTGCAGCGAACTGTGCCAACTGGAGGAGTCTTTGTGAACGAATCTCGTTACGCATGAGGCTTTCGGTACCCTTAGCCACGACAGTGAGATCTCCAATGAAATCCTCGGAGAAGTTAAACTGCATGTTAAAGGCGAAGAGAGCCTTACCAAGAGGCGCGAGAAGAAAGTCATCAATGTTCCTAACTACGGCTTTAATGTTCTGAGCGGCAGCACCCATAAGCATCGACATACCAGCAGCAGTTCTACCCATGCCACCCTGAACACCTGTTTGACCATGTGCATAGGAAGGCATACCAGTTGCTTCATCTGATAGTTCACGAGCCTTATCGAAAGCCTGTAGAGCTTCGTTGGTGTGACTGTCGATCTTAATGTTATTAACTGCCTGTCCCGGAGGACCACCAGATCGTCTAAAGACTTTACCCGGAAAGAGTTCCATATTCTGGCCCGGTACGAGGTAGTCTTCATTGACTTCAAGAATGACGTTAGAGCTAAGAGCAGCATTGTCTACTGCCAGTCGCATAAAGCCATTCATGAGGAGCTGTGTATCCAGCATGTTCTCAGCAACACCTACACCGAAGATCGAGTAAGGGTTAACTTCATAAGGGATAATGTTAAAAGGAATACGAGCAGGAGTGAATGGGTTGAAGACCAGACGGAGGACATGAGAACCGGAGATCCAAGCATTAACTTGTACCTGATCCTGTCCCTTGAATTCCTTCGGGATCTTAATACCATTTTCCTTAGCTACCTCAGTGTCAACCAAACCCCAATACTCATAGACTTCCCAACGTTCAGTGACGGAGAGGTCATTCTGGTTGAGGGCTACGAGTGAAGTTTCCCAATCCTTCTGTTGATAGGAAGGGCCTTCAGAGATGAGCTTTTCAATATTCTTGCCACGGAAGAAGGGACGCTTCTTGAGGGCACGAAGATCAGTCTTTGACATCCTATGACGCTGGATCATCTTTTCGACTTCAGACATGTTACGAGCATCTGCATCAGGATAAAGATCCCAACAGGATACATACTCTACATGAGGGATAGTCTTAATCTCAGGGGCATAAGAACCATCTTCATTCCACTTCGGATATTCACGATCAATTGCGAAAGGACCCTTAAAGCAACCAGTGCCGAGGAGGGCCATTTCAAAGATCGTAGAACGAAGGGACTTGGAAGCATTAGCCTCATCAAGCTGATCGAGGATTTTCTTTTCCATCTTCCGAGCTGCTTCTTTGGCAGGTTCGAAAGTGATGTCTGTAGGCAAGAAGCCAGGACCCGGTTTAACGTCATCCTTCACAGGCTCAAGCATGTTCCTCTTAGGACCAAACAGCTTAGCGATTTGCGGGGCCATCTGAGAGCTGTGAGAGGCATTCTGCGGTCCTTGGGGCTGTGGACCCTGTGGAGCAGTTTGTGGCTGTGAGGCTGCCTGTGTGTCAATGTGTACCGTTCCTTCTACACCCAAGGGAAGCAGAGGAGCATCGATACCAATTGGGAACTTATTGCCTGCAAATAGAACGTCACAGATCTGAGCTACAGCAGCTTGGACCTTAGTCTTCGTAATCTTGATGAATGCCTTAGACTTTTCAGTAGATGTGAACTGAGTCGTAGGACCATAGATACCACGATAATTCCTGTAGCACTCAAGCCAACGAGTTTCGTCAGATTTTCTCTTTCGCTCTGAACGGTGGAAATCTTCCATGATCGATTCAACAAGCTTAGAGAATTTAATATCATCTTGTGAGATATCGGTGGCTTCAGGAACAGAGACCGCAGCAGAAGGGTCTTGAGATGTCTCTACTGAGAGATCCTTATTAAGCGGTGGTTCATTCATAAATGAAGCCATTTAAATCTCCTTAATTATATTAGGGCAGCGTCTATCCACATGGTAGTTGCTGCATCGAGAATTGCTTGTCCACCCTTACTACCACTAGCTACACGAGGATGAGTACCATCGTCAGAGATGTACGAAATACCCGGTAGGGCAGAATAAGTATCTCCGACCTGCTGTGTGTTTGTCCATGCAGAGGACACAGTAATATCACCATTAGTGTTACTACTACCACTTCGAAGAATACCAGCGTTTGCACCAGTGATTGCCTGAACAATACCGTTCTGAATCGTGTTAGTACCTCTGTTATAATCAGAGTTCCATCGACTAGTAGAAATTACGGAGCTTACTGTGATAGTTTGGTTGGCTGCAAGCAATGCATCTTCGCCAGCGACTTTCCAACGACCTGCATCTCGACTTGGTTCCATGGAGTCAGCCCATTCCATATAGCCATCAAATACTCCAGAGCGTACCCAAGTATTGAACAGTCCACGAGATGAGGCAGACCCGGCATCAAAAAATCCACTGTAAGAAGACATATGTCCAGGAGACATAGTTACCTTCCACGGAATAAGAGTAATCGTACCGGTGGCTGGAGTAGTACCAGAGCCTATAAACAAGAATGAAACAGTGTTGGCACCAGTGTTAATCGATGTACAAATATGAGTACCGTTGTATTCAGCTTGGTTGGCACCAGAGAAAGTATAAGCCATACCTACCATGAACTGAGAAGCATCTGCAACAGTGGCAGTCATAGTAGTTCCAGATGAAGTCATCGTGGTAACGTTGATTGCCGTGATAGAAGCTTTTGTACGCGGAAGCATAGTGGTGTGAACCCACTTCATACTACTTGCACGAACCATATCTCTCATGGTTGTAATGTAACCCTGTAGAGTGGCAAGAGCCGTACCAGCACCAAAGTCATTAGTGCCCCAATTAGATACTACATGTGTGACACCAAGAGTTGCTGCCAGAGCAGTCTGTCTGGTGAAGTTAACTCCACTGCTAGCCCCGTAGGTTGCAGCAGTAGTTCCAGTGATAGAGGCATGATAGGCAGGGCATTTGCTAGCGGTGGCGTTATATACTGCACCACCATTGTTGGTCATGATACTGTCGCCGACAGCGAATAGTGCTACCTTCTTCAGTAGGCTTTTCTTTGCCTTAGTTAATACACCAGCAAATCCAAGTCGAATAATATACTTCTGACCGTTAGGGACAGTAGAGGAGAGATTGATCTTAAAGCTTGCACCAGCAGGAATTACTGTGGCTAGGTCTACGTCATCAGTTTTGATATGAGAACCGTCTGGAACGGTGACGGTCGTGTTACCACCAGATGCGATGTTTGTAGTAGTACCACCAATAGGGTATTCGACATTACCAGTCACGTCATAAGTATTTCCAGTAGAAATCGTACCAGATGTGGTAAGCCCCCAGCCTTGGAGTGCAACAGAAGCAGTGGTAATACTAGCACCACTCTCATTTACCAAAGTCGCTGAGTAAGTCTTGGTTGTACCATCTCCAGTCAACTGGCTAGTCTCACCGTTGTTACCTGGACCATAGAGTCTGGTAGCAAGACGAGAGATTACAACATCATTTACTTGGTTTGTACCCATATAAACAGAGAGGCTTGTAGATCCAAGGTAAATATTACCAGCCTGTGTCGAACCGATATAAATAGTCATGGCGTGGTAATGTAAATGGTGTTTGCATCTTTAGGTGAAAGTGCATCGTAAGCAGCCTGAGTCAATACTACAATCTTAGAACCACTACGAATTGCATTTGCCAGTGCATCACCATTTGCACCCGGTGCGATAACGTTAGCCAACTTATCGGCAATTATACTACGTGACGTTTCGTTAGCCATTGTTTACTCCTATTCGTCGTATGGATTCTCAGCAAAGCCCACGAAAGAATTCATGAGCAAAAACTTCGACCTTTCCAAATCCCATATGATCTTTGCAGGATCACCAGAAGTTGTGGCAAAGTAAGTATTATCTTTGTCGTCATAAGTACCAATGATGATTACGTCATCAAAGTTCCTCTCAAGTGCAGCCTGAATAGCCTGTTCAACTTTTACCTTATCCTCTTCTACGAGAGCGGTTTCGAGTGCTTCAAAGTCAATCTCTTCAGCACCGGGGAACTTAATGACGTTATCATCCATGAATTACTTACCCTTCGTGGTATGCGGGAAGAAGTCAAAATCCTTCATCGTATCGACCTGCTTGATTACGCTATCGACTTGATCAGGACTCATTCCTCTGTCAGGAACTTTATGAGCCTGCTTAACTCTGTTGTTAATTCTTTCGGCATCACTATCGATAGCGTCTCGTCCTTGTTTTGGGAATTTGGCCATTACTTCATCAAATCCTTTGTTGTATGTTGAAAGAACGGAAGGTCTCCGTAATTATCATTACTCTTAGTGAACTTACCGGGAACAGGGTCCTTAATAGAAGCTGGTTTAGAAGCAGCACTCTTAGTACCGGGATTAGGACCACCCTTACCATCTACGGCATAAGCAATAGGCTCACCCTCATTGACAGTCAGAGGTGAAGTCTTCTGTCGTTCCTGTAGAGCATAACCAGCTTCTGCAACCTTACGCTGCTTCTCTGTTTGAATCTCTACGTTATTCGACTGTCTTCCACCACGTTTCATATTCCAATCTCCGTACCAATCACAGACCGTACTCCGCTATAATGAATTCTTTAATGAAGTCGGATCGGACAATGTCGTCCACACCGAACTCGATGAAATCAACAGACTTGATCTTATTAAGAATGCCCATGAGCTTCTTAAGACCAGTCTCTTCCCTGAAACGTTCACTGGAAAGATCGTCCTGTTCGAGGTCTCCGTTTACAATGAAACGGGAGTTATCACCGATACGGGTGATGACAGAACGAACTTCCTGATAGCCCATGTTCTGAGCTTCTTCGATAATGATAACAGCATCGTCAATGGTAAGACCACGGATGAACGAAGTAGGCATGAATTCAATCAGCTTCTTCTGCTTCAGAATATCGTAAGCATCACCACGTCCGAATAGCTGTGAACAAAGACCCACATAAGGGGCCTCATAGTTCTTCATCTTCTCGGAAACACTACCGGGCATGAAGCCGATATCACGGGTAGGGACAGCAGAGCGGACAATAACGACCTTCTTCTGTTTCCCCAGCATGACCGACTTCAATGCCAAGTAAAGTGCTACAAATGATTTACCGGTACCGGGCAGCCCGTGAAGGAAGAGGTGCTGGCCATCTCCCCAACCCCTAAACGCTAAGTCTTGATTTTCAGTCTTAGGCTTGATTGGTGAGAGCGTCACTGAAGGAGCTACAAACTCTTTAACAGTTAAACGACTTGCTTGGCGACGTTCCTTACGAGATGTTTTCAATATCCTTGCTTCCTTTCTAGGAAAGAAGTAATAGCTTACTGAGAATCAGTAACCGAATACCTCATCTGCTGGTTTCCATTTATATTGTGATTTGTTACCCCAGTCTAAAGCAGACTCAGCTCTCGGTCGTGACATGATGCCATACCTTAGAGCGTCATAGCTGTGGTCTGATGGGTAACGATCGTCGATGTCTTCTCCACCATCAGGGTCCGTAGGGATAGCCGGAAGGTCAGAGATTAGTTGGCGGCATGTATCAAAGAAGACGATACCAGATCTTTTCTCTCCGGTACGGATGTCTTCAGTTAGTTTGAGTAGTTCATGAAGTCTGTTCTTACCTGCAACACGGGAACCTTGTCCACGGTCAGAAGGTCTCCAACGACAACCAGCAGCAACCATCTCTTCGGCTACTGATGGACCGTAGTGGCCTCTCTGGTGCCAGACTGAGGAGTCAAGCATACCGTAAGAAACACGTTCACCATCTTCTAGGCGGAGTACCTTTTGTGCCAAATCGACACCGGTCATTCCCGATCCATATAATTCCCTATAGACATAAAGTGTATTATAAGCAGGATCAATCGCAAACCAAAGGACACAAGCTGGAGAAGAATAACCATAGTCAGCAGATCTAAACCTACGCCAATCATGAGGTAGATCAAATGGCTTACAGACATGGTAGCGGGGATTAAATTCAGCAAAGGCGGCTCCTTCCACAATGGACCAGTCGCCTTCTAGAAGTTTACGTCTCTGATCTTCTGGTAGACCCAAGAGAGATCTTTCGTATGCTCCATCTGCATAAAGGTATGGGTTATCGACTAGCTTGGCAGGGATAAACCTCCTTTTAAATAGAGGTTTGCCACGTTTGCTAATATCTTCATGATCGGCTGGATACGTCAACACGTCCCCTGTGTCTACGTCCTTAGCCCAAAATGCCTGACCCGCTGGGGCGGGATCAATGAACATCTTCTTAACCCAATGGTGACCGGGGCCACCGGGGTTAGTAGTAGCTCTCATACACAAAGTCTTCTTAAGTTCAGGATCAGCAGAACGCAAACGAGACTTAAGGTATGTATAAGCAAATGGTGTAGGGTACTGAGTTAACTCATCCATACCAATCCAAGTAAATGCCTGTCCCTGATAACGCATAACGTCTTCGTCACGATCAAGGTAGGTAATCCAGAACTTAGCTCCAGAAGGAAAAACCCACATAGAGTCTTTCTCTTTCCAGTTAGCTCCGGGGAAGGCTTTAGGATAAATCTTCTGAGATTCCCATTTGAGTTCTCGGAGTTCGTCGTTTGTACGGCGAAGCAAAAGTCCCACGAAGTTGGGATTATGAAAGTATCTCATAGGGTCGGCGAGCATCGCATAACTCTTCCCGCCTCCGGCGGAACCACCGTACAAAACTTCCTCTTCTGTAGCGGACAAAAAAGAAGTCTGAGGTCCCGGATTAGGCTTAAACACCCAATTGACATCACTAGGGACTGGCGGTTTCGACTTGGGAGGTTCTTCACCAGCCGCTAGGGCCTTTAGGTGTTGTCCTCGCTGATCGTCTTCCTTCTTAACTTTAGGAAGTCTTTTCTCTTCAAACTTATCGTATTTCTTTTTAGCTATCGTAACTGCCCTAGCAGCAGCTGCCTTCTCAAGAGACTCTTTGGACCTCTTCATGTTAGGATTGAAGATCTTCCTATTTGTCTTCCTATTAAGGAAAGGTTTACGATGCTTCTTATAGAGGTTAGATGTAGTTTGATGGACAAGACTTCTCAGGAGCTTTTGTGTCAACCAATCGGTGACTTCTCTCAGAGAGCTACCTGCATCGATGTAATCGAAGGCTTGTTCAATCCAAGCTATCTGCTCAGGATCAGGGATGATGTGGAGAGGATCTTCTGGATCGACAATATAACCAACACCAATCTTACCATAAGGAAGCTTACGATACCAAGCCGGCCATCTCTCAAGCTTAAGCTGATTACCTTCGTTATCTGACAAAACTAATCCTCATGATCTATTGTGAGAGGTTCCTCATCCTTGGCAGGGAGGATAAACATATTCCTAATCTCAGTGACCTGAGGGGCTTCTTCTTTAAAGACACCACCTCTATCCAGAACGTCTCTGGCGGCTGCGATGAGATTATTTGTCCCTGGCTTATTTGGATCCATGAGGACATTAACTAGTTGGATAGCAGCAAAGCCAGAGGAAGCCTGAAGGTATTCCTTGGTTCTCTCTTTAATATGCTTGGCTAGCTTCTTGGTGACTGAGTTCATGGGGAATGACTTGGGGTAACCAACGGCATCCATAGCCGCCCGTACATTCCCGTTACATTCATCGAAGAGAACATCCAAGAAGGCTTCTTCTCTTTCATTCAGTCCGGTATCTGGATTAATAAGACTTAGATCATTCATTAGAATATCCCTTAAAGTATACTAGTAGTACTATCCACCGAGGACCTAGTTGAATCATTCAAGTTCTACTATAGATCCGGTGTTCTTCAAGTCCGTGTACTTCAACTACTTTATACTGAAGTCTTGAAAATCAAAGCCGTATGTTCGTGCTTGTGTTTAACTGAGTAAATTAATTCAAAACCAAGGAAAGTTACAAGCCGTAAGGCATAGCTTGTTTAAATCTTTTGTTCCTATAGTTTAATTATACCATTTTCTTAAAACCTTGTCAAGTAAAAAGTGCAACCTTTAGCTGAAAAAGATTAACTTTCTACTATTGTGACAACAAATAATAAAAATAGAGTCTTGAGTACCCTAATCCAGAGTACTATGACCTAGACAGACCAACTATATTACATACTTAACTTGAAGAGTAGTTTAGACACCTAAATCATTGAAAAATATGTGGAACTGGTATACAACTATAAGTATCCCTCCCTTGGTCCTGCCCGGATAGTACAAAAATTCTGATCAAAGTAATAGATTTTAAAGAGGAAGAGTGATTGAGTACACTCACAGAGTTACTGCTATACATAGACGTTGATATACTTGAAGTACTTACTTGAAGAACTATCATTGAAGTATAAGCAACTATAGTAATACTTGAAGAACTGTACTTGAAGTAATACGTAGTCTAATTGTACTGGCGATTATGGATTATTCTTGTCAATAAATTAGAGATTGAAAACCTGGGCGAGTTGCAACTTAGGGTACGCCAGGTCTGTAATATAATGTGATTAGCTTTTGTCCAGACTTTAGTTTACCATTCGCATCCTGATAGGAATACTTTCCTATGTTAGGACTATAGTCCTACAACTTCTAGTTAGTTGACACAACCTAAGGTATATGATATACTCTTAGTTGTAATGTAGAAATGTCAATAGGTTCTGAGTTGTAAATGCACTAGATCAAGAATTATTCAATCTAGTGGGTTCTTTGATAAGAAAATCTGATAAAACCTGGTGGCATATGCTGGCTTGTTCTATGGGAGCTAGGAACGCTCTTAGACCGTGGGATAGGCAATCGGCCATACTCCTATAGAGAACGCTTCTACGGGCTTCCTTGTGGCTTTTAGGGGCTGATCAACCGGAGAGAAGCTGGAAGCAATGAGCAAACGTCTTTTATTGTTTGTTTTCAATGCAAAGGGCTTTCAGACTTGGCCGGTTTTGAGGAACTAAAAAGAGAAGCTCTAGAGAAGCTCAGAATACCTAAGTTGCCCATTTTGGTTGATTTCTATGCCATTTGCATAATTGTTCTAAAACTTGGAGCTTTGTTAGAATTATTTGTTATGAGTACGTCAATCTTTAGAATGAGGTGCTAAGAATTTCGATTGACAGGGGTTCTCAGAAAATGCCATAAATTGGGCGTCGCAAATGACAACCGCCCGGAAATACCGGCTCCGGTTAAGCCCTAAGGCGGGCAAGGGTTCTAACCCCTTAAAGCCTTCTGAATTGCCTAGCCCTCTTGCTAGGTTCACTTATCCCCTTAGGGGATTTTATATGTGTAGCCTCTGATATGAGGTAGGCTTGAAGTCCGTCGTGAGACGCGCTTTAGGTTTGGTGGAAATCAGGATTAGCTGGAACGGTTTGAACCCCAATCGTAAATGATTGGTATGTGTTCCCTCAGTTTAGTTCGCAATTGACTATAGGCAACTATGCTATGGACAATGTGAGGGGCGAAACTGCGATCCTTGAACCGCAAGGGGATAGGTGAATTATAAACCTCACTATTCAATCGCTAGATACGATTGGAACAACGTTTCATGGCTAGGTGTTAGGTGAGGCAATGCAATTCGCAGCAAAGCCAAGAACTACTAGGGACAGGCGCAAATGCTGATAACTCGCGAGGGCGAGAAACCACAATGGGAACCTAGAAAACCTAACTGAGAACACTTGCAAAGTCTAAGCTCATGACATGGTGACGCGTGGAGTGGGTTTATTCAGGGGATGGCAAGCAACGGCTAAAATCGTTGTGATGAAAGCCCTCAGTTCGCCCGTAAGACGGCGGTAGCGCGAATGCTAGTTCAAAATGGCCACTCTCCCCTAGTGGGGCTTAACAAGCCTCATATTCAGATTGGGGGAGAAATTAAAAATAGAGAGAACTCAATAAACTAGCATTGGTGGAATTGGTTGCTACTTTCGGAAGCTTTACCCGTTGAACGGTTTTGTGGAAAATAACAGCTTGCCACCCTAGACTTGAATGTCGGTCAGTGACGAAAACTAAAGGTTCTCTCAAAGTAAAATATAAAGATAAACATCCAAAGCGTTAAAGGCTTTAGGGTGATTTTTCCTGTTTGTAAATTTAAACAGGGGGCAAAACATGAACCTCGCCTTATCGATGCGGTATGCGGGGAACAAACTGAATTGTAATTGTGGTTGTTATGTCTAGGCCAATAGTCATTTGGTAAATCCGAAACGTTCATAAGTGATGGATAATCACTAGGGCGATATGGTGCATTTGTGAGGCTAACGGCATAACAACTATAGGTACAATTCAATTGCGGCCCTTTAGGACGCTTAACCTTGCTTGCAACTGAAAACAGTTGTTTCCGGCTATGGTTGCTGAAGTATGAAGCCTTTACCCTTTGTTGCGTGTTTAGGTGGATAGTATGCTTGCCTTGCCAATAGGGGGAAATAATTCAAATCAGCGAAAGGTTAAGAACCTTTTGGATATTCCGCCGTTTCTTCTTTCAAGCGATTGTTAGGAGAAATGGGGCAATATCGCCCGTAAGACTATGGGGATAGTCTCTCTAGTCTGGAAACCTTTGAAAGAGGATACCACAATGGCTAACAAGTCCACTAATGCACCTGCTGCTGAACTCTCCATGTCACAGAAAATCGACAAGGCAATCGAAGGTATTGTAACGCGTGGCCAATCGCTTCGCACACATTGCCATGATACCCTTGTTATGGTCATGGATCATTACATTGGCGCTGGTAATGGCGACACCACCAAAATCAAGCCGTTGCTTGATGCAGTCAAGAACTCACTCGGTTCTTCGCTATCGGCTGCAATGGTGCAATGGATTGCGCTTTCCATGCCGTCTTTGACGTGGGTTAAGGATAAGCAGATGTTTGCGCATATCAAGGGTGCGAAGCGCGAGTACAAGACGCTTGAGCGCGTGAAGCAGCGTTCGAAAATGCCCGGCACGGCAGATGCAATGTACTTCACGGGTGAACCGCGCGACCTTCCTTTCTATGAGCTGGAAAAGGAAGCCAATCAAAATCCGTTTGACTTGAAGGCTCGTATTGAGGCGCTTATCAAGTCTGCCGAAGCTGAATATAACAAGCGTTTGAAGGCCGGCGACAAGCCCACGTTCTCACACGCCGCTATCGACGAACTCGCCAAGTTTGCCGAAAATGTTAGCAAGCCCGAATGGAAATTCTCCGAAGCGGAATTGCAGGACATGACTGAAGTCGAGGTAGAAGGCGTGACGCCTGAAGAAACCGAAGCTAAGGAAGGCAAAACCGGCCGTGTAGGTCGCCCGCGTAAACAGGAAAGTGAAGCTGCGGTAGCTCACCACTAATCGCGTCTAATCCCCCTATCAGGTTCCACCACCTGTAGAAGACGCGATAGCTCCCCCCGGATTAAGTTTCGGGGGGAGACCTTTGTACTCGAATATGCATTGATACGCCCACATAGGTTACACGTTCTATTCCACTCCCGGATGACGTGTGTAATCTTCCCGCCGCAACGGTCCTATGTGGGTTTATGAGTGCATGTAACCGTTGCTGCAAATCAGGACGGCTAACAGACTGCTCTAAACCAGATGAATACTGATATTTCACTGTCAATCCCTTTGGAAACTTAGGGCTTGATAGGGTAATATCGCCTTTTGTGTCATGTGAGGTTAAGGTTATGACACGTTTTATCCAGCATCATACACTCTATGAACGAATACCAATGAAATCATCTAGCGTCTTGCCGGATGAAGGATTTGGGGAAATGACACTTGAATTGTCAGATGGATTGACGTTCCAAGTGTATTGTAACCCACGTTCTGAGCAAACCTATGCACCTGTGAAACATCGGGTAATGGTGATTTGTTCTTGTGGCAAACATGTGCCGTTCGGTCGCATGGGACAACACTACCGTATAGGGAAGTGCAATGCATGATATTTCATAGTTAGTCCTATGGTTCGTTACGCTTGTGTAACACGAGTGCAACGATAGATAGGGCTAATTGGGTAATATCACCCGACGTATGCAATGGGGATTGCAGAATGAGTGTAGAAGATTTCACATCTATCTATGTGTTCCTTATCCTTCCTTGCCTTATCATCAAGGTGACGAGTGACTATGGGGCTTTGTTGTATCAATTCCGTGGGCGTCGCAGTTATGAACGTGATTTGCGTCGTGCCGTTCATGGTGTACGGAAATGGTGAGGTTGTCTCCGTTTCAACAAGTGGCGCTCATTAAGACCTGCTACGACTTAGCAGCGATAGCGCATGATGATGAAATGTTAGGTGAGTTGAATCTTGCCATACAAGCCGCGTGGACGTATTGCGCGACTGATGTAGTAGAAGAGTTGCATAGGCATATCTTGTTTCGCTTCAAATGGCTTGTGCCCGACGGGAAACACTTCAAACTGTCAGACCGTTTCAATGAGTCTGATTCCCAATCCATCCATTAGAAAACTATGGGGATAGTTGTGTCTAATTATACGTTGATTGTCGTTGTAGTCGTTGTCATCTTTGCAGGTGCATTGATGGCATTCTTTCAGTCTCAAGACAACATATGGAAGTGAGGTGGAATATGTCGATTCTATCACGCGACATTGTGAAGATTGGCAAAGAAGAGTTTGCTAAGGCGTGCGTACTTGATATCGCCTTGGAATTGGTATCGACAAGTCTTGATAGTGTTTTTGTGCGTGCCAATAGGTATGCACTCCGCGAGATGACACGTAACGGGTTGTCGTTCTCCTATGACTTGAGGGACAAGACTACCCGCTCCTAAGGCGGGTACACATGGGTACACCTATCATTGATAGTTTTCTCCCCCATTGCGCTTGACGTGATGGGTGTATCCTTGTGTATCAACCTTTGCATCAATGGGGACAATCGATGCTCTACTACATCATGCTTATCAGTGGCCTATTTGGCTATGGGACAACTGCATTCTTTGCTGGCTTGTGGTTCATGGGCTCGCTGAAGCGTGTCTACGTCCGACCTATGTCAAGGGATATTACCCTTTGCCCTAACGAGTATAGGAGGGTGTAGAGGGCCAGGATTTTCAATCCCCGTCGTTTCTTCCGTGTCAACACTATTAAGTAAAGAGGATAATTCTAATGGCGAAATTTGATTTCTGGAAAGTCTATCAGGGTCCCCGTGGGCCTCATCTATCACAGTTGACTAAGTATACCGTCTCGAAAGAGCGGAAAGAGACCGGCAGCATGAAACCTGGAAAACTTGCATCAGGTCGTACTCGCATCCAGCGAACTGCCGAATAGAACCCCCTCCCCTAGTACTCGCGTATAGAAGGCGTGGTAACTCTTACCTTCTAATTGAGAGGAACATGCTAGGGGACACTTGTGGTGCCTTTACCTAATTCATGTAGGACCGCATTGATAAAGCGGAATCCATATGAAGGGATCAGTAAGGTAAACGAAAGGTCCATTTCGCTATGTCGAATGGATAAGCTTAAGGCCACTCTTTTATCAACCGTCTCTTAGGGTAGTACCCTACAGGGGCTAAACGCTTGTCAGTGGCCTTGTGTGGCCGAAATAGGAGGCATTGAAATGTTTATTCTTTATCTTGCCATCATCGGCAACATAAACACGACATCAGACGACCGTGTTTTCAAGGCTCGTGAGTATCAGTACTATGAGCAATGTGAGACTGCGGGTGAAGTGGCAGTGTCAGGCAAGGGTAACAAGCACAAGCACATCTCTTATGTTTGTGTTCCTACCGAACCTCTAAAAGAAGACTGAGCATGTATCATCAACGAGGAAACCATGACTGAGAAAATTGCTCCCAAATCTGCCCCACCTTCTGACTTCAAACCCTATGAACGTAAGGGGGAGAAAATAGGAGGTGGGTTTTTTGTTGTCCGTCGTGGCCGATGGGCACATCGTATTAAGCCAAGTCAGAAGCCGTTTGAGCATCCGACATTGGAGAGTGCACTTGCACAACAGAAGAAGCTCTCAAAGGAACATCCTGATTGCATCTATAAAGTGCTCATCAGTGCTACTCAGGCACTTCTCATTACAGAAGCTGCTAAGCGTCGTTAACCCTTCCGGGTAGGTGCATACCACCTGATACCCAAACACCCACCATTGAGCCCCTATGGGGCGTTTAGAGGTACTTTAAATGATACGTAAGATCGTTCTTGCAGTATGCGCCATTGGTGCGTCTATTGCCTTGTCTGCATGTGAGCCGGCGGCTGATGTAGCCTCCAGGAATTTGTCAAAGGCGGCTGATAACTTTGAGGTTAATCGCCGTATCTCTGTCTTTGCCACTACGATGCAAGGCGTTGAGAACCTGATGACTATTCAGGGTAAGTGCTCATTGGGCAACAATGATCCAGTCAACGAACTAACTGTGACCTGTAAAGATGGTCCGGGTGAGTTCAAGAAACACTTCATTGGCCTTTCGTCCAACGTCTCGTACATCGTCGAGCAAGGCAATGCTGTTTCTGTCTCTGAGTTTCACACTCGTATCGTGTTCAGGCCACAGGCTATCCTGCCTGATCCAGACTTCATTGGCTCGACTGATGAACTCCTGAATAATAAGAACACGGATGGTTGATATGCCAGTCATTATTGGAACTCTCGTAGGTGCGGCTGTCTTGTTGGGCATGATTCCAATCCTTTTCGTTTGTGCGCTATACCATGCATGGGTTTTGTCCTATCTATGGGAGTGGTTCATGGTCCCATTGGGACTCCCTCAACTCACCATTGCTCAGTTGGTGGGTGTGATGTTTGTCAAGGCAATGGTCTTCTATAAGGTTGAAAATGGTGTTGACCTTAAGAAACATTGGCTGACTGCATTGATTGTACCACTGTTCGCCCTTCTTGTCGCGTATATCTGGCGCTTTTGGGTGATGTGATGGATTATCTAGGTCTCTTCCTTATAGGCTTTGGCCTTGGCTTTGCCATTGGTCCGGTCTTCGCTGACAGGTTCAGCAAACAATGGGATAATGTCGATGAGGGATAGTATCAAAGAGATTACCCTCACCATGCGCAAGATCATTCAGGATCATCCCCAGGGATTTCTGGTTGAACGCAATGAGTACCTCTATCAAGACAAGGTGGAGGCTTACAACTATAGGCATGACAAACAATTCGATGGGAACCGTGGGGCTCTCTTGGTTGCTGTCATGTTTATTCTTGTCGTAACCGTGGCTGTCGTTGCAGCCCTTAACTGATGGTGATGATATGCGTAGTAGAGACAGTCCGTAAGTTACCAGACTGAAAACCGGGAACCTATACATATGACCTGCTAGTAGGGGTCGATACACTAGCGCGCTGCGCAAGCCACTACTTCGCAGTACCGAAAGAAAGCATGGAACGATGGAGGTTGTCATGACTTCGTAGGGTAATGCCTACATACAGTGCCTATCAACCTATACCCCTAGTACCCGAAGTTGGATAAGGTACTAGGGGTTTTCTATATTCCAACGTATGAAAGTGGGACAATAAAAATGTACGCAGACAGCTATGCAACTGGTGAAGCATCCCTCAATAACATCGATGCTCTCCCCCCACCAGTTGTTCACGAGGAAGAAGCTACTATTTGGTCGAAAGCGGCAAGCTATTTCGATAATTTATTGTCTGTACTCTACGAGAGCGGTCCCGTAGATAGGGTTCCTAACGAGTTCACGCCTATCATCTAATTGTTACCTGATTCAATCTGTGGTGCCTAAGCTTAACTTGGGGTAAATGTTGGAGCACCAACAGCCACAGATTATGTGATGTAACGGGGAGGAGACATGAGTTGTGAAGTTAGGATAGTCCTTATTTGGCTATCAGTAGCATTCATATTGGGCCTCATCTTAGGGGTCTTTTGATTAAAGGAATATTAGCATGGGTAAGAGGACCAATAGACACGGGCTTATCTGGTCTCGTGTTGATAAAATTCAGACTACACCCGATATGAGGCGTGAGATTTTCAATGAGAAACCTCCGAGATTGGAGAGGGAGCTAAAGAATGCCTACCGATTGTAGACTTGAGGTTGGTAAGAAGTATAACCGTCTTGCTTATGGTGGCACTAAAGGTGTGGAAGTTATCACCAAACATGATGGTTCTTTCATTGGTTGTTTTGGATTTAATTCATATGCTGCAATGATCGATGATGGTAAATGGGAAGAATACCATGAACCCGTTGTCGAAAAGTACAAAATGGTTGTACGTCAACAACCTACTAACAATAAATATGGAACATGGACTGTCCGTCCAGAATTTGCCAAGGCATATAGTGACGGGTGGGACATTGGTGGGATCGAAGTCACCATTACCGATGGTAAGCTCACAGATGTGAGGGTAGTATGACATTCAAGGTTGGCGATATCGTCTATGCCAAGCACAATGTGATCGACCCTATATATAAGGGCAGGAGTGTCTTCAAAGACTCTGAATACAGAGTTCGTATTGTCAATGGTACGACCCTTAGGCTTGATGGTAAAACATGTTGGTTCTCAGTGGATCACTTCCATACAAAGGAAAAAGCAATGAAGAAGTTGAAGTTTCAGACTGGTTGGTATCATCGGACGAATACCGGAGTATATTCTGGCGTTATTGTTGAAGTAGTGTATGCCGGTGAGAAGACATGTATCGCCTATGTTCGTAAAAGTGGTATCGGGGCTGATCGTGAAGGAGAAGGTTCCGAAGTAACACTATCTCAGGACTACTGGAATGAGAATCAGTGGGAAAAGATTAACCCTCCTCGTATTGAGTACTTCGCTGCCTTCAAGGATGACAAGGGTGGGACTTCTTACCAAGGGCCTTTCACAGACCCACAGTTGGCACGAGATTATCTGACTATCTCTAATGGTGCTAGGAGTACAACATATGGTCTGCCATATGGTATCCTGAAGCTCACCCATTGGGATGACAAGGTTGATACCGTCTTCATTATTTGGAACAACGAGATCTAAATGTATATTATCGTATACGGGACCCTAAAGAAGGGTGAAAATAATAATCGTATACTCGAAACTGGTAAGGCTCGTCTTGTGGGTCCTTGTGAGGTTCGAGGGTATAAGCTTTATTGGAGTGGTTTTCCGGTGGCTGCCCCCTCAGCGGAAGACGTTATTACAGGTGAGGTATGGGATATCTCAGGTGATCACAGTGCGATGACACTCAACAGGCTTGATAGTCTTGAGGGTGTTGATCATTCTGAACGTGATGACGGTATGTACCAACGTCGTGAAGTCACTGCCTATACTGACAATGGTACTATTCCATGCCAGATGTATGTGGGTAATCCTCGCTTCTGGTGTAACTTCAATTCTATGAGGGAGTGCCCAAGTGAAGACCGTAAATATACCTGGAGTAGGTGACCTACCATTCGAGGTAATGACCAACGCTGATCAGTGGGATGTTGGTGACTACTTCATGTATTCTATGAATAATAGCATCTACAAGTGTGTCGGTAAGATAGTCCGTAATGGTGAGACGTTCTGGAAAAGCATCAGCTACTCTACCTACTACAAGAAGTGGGATGCCCTTGAGCATACTTACAAGAAATCTGATTGGTGGCTTGATCCTCATAGTCTCCGAATCCTCCTGATAAAGGGGGAACTCCAGTATGACCCTAATCAACAAGGAGATACTGATGAAGACATCTAGCATGACATACATTGATCGATTAGCTCAGTCCTATGTCGAAGGTAGGATTGCTTGTGCTCGTTCCCTTCGTCGTGTCCTTGAGAAGCGACGTAAGACCAAATGGGAGATCAGACGTGAAACTAACGGGTAAAATCCAATACCGACTACAAACCGGTTGTTTCAAGAAACCTAAGTTAATTCTTCAAGTTCAAGAAACTGGACATGAGGTAGAGTACTTTGGTGGATACCTTGAAACACAACATGTCACTCGTTACCGTGATGCTACGGTTGAAGACCTACAGGTTTTGAATTATGCAAGTCCGTTGCCTAAGTGATAAACGGACATCAGACGGTAAGCTCTATATGTATCTCAGGACCGGTAAGGTCTACGATGTAAGGTGGGAAACAGATAGATGTTTTGTCATCCATACAGTTCGAGGTGACACACATTACCCCAAAGGTAATTTCAAAGTTGTCCCTCCTGATAGAAACTGCCAGCGCAGCGGAGATTGGGAGGATTATTGTATTAATCAATTAGGTGATCGAGAGGATGACCTTTGATTGACACAAAAACTGAATTGCTAGTACTTAAGTATAACTACTAGGACTTATCTAGTAGTACTGTTCTATTAGTTGTACTTATGATTTAGATTTAAATCTTTAGGACTTACTAAGGTTAAGTCCCTATGTAGTACCTATGATTTAAGTTTATCATATTTCTTGTTTGGTTGTCAATACCAAAATTTCATTGCTCAACAAAGGGGATTTCCAATGAGCGTCATTCATTCTACCGTGTCTACCGTTTGCACTGCTTCTCACTTCGTTGGCTGGAATCATCCCGGTATGGACAGTGAAGACGAGAAGGTTCGACTGAACACAAAGATTCGTGTTGTCGATGAACTGATGGCACTCGGTTACAAAGAGGACTTCTCCCTCCTCGAAATCATCATCACTGACCACCAGCGTACCAAGTATCGTCTCGATGAATTCATTCCGAACATCGGCTTCCAGATGGTCTTCGAATCCAAGAAGGACGAAGCTGCTCAACGACAGAAGTCCACAGGTAATCTCACCGTATGGTGTGCTGAGCCTCTGGTCTACAAGAAGGCTATCGAGTCCTACAAGAAGGAGCTTGCTGTCCTCAAGGAGAAGATTGATCCTCCGAAGAAGCCTGACCCCAAGCGTCTTGCCATTGAGACACTGCTCCTCTCGAAGCTCCGTAAGGCTAAGATGGTTCAAGACAATACGGCAGTGAACAACCCGATTGCCCAGGTTCTTCTTGTCGAAGCTGATGTGTTCCAGAAGCATATCAAGATCAAGTATGGCTTTGATGTGAACAAAGTGATTGGTGCTACTTGGACTAAGGCAACCATTCGTCAGCTCAAAGAGGCTCATGTAAGATGGCAGAACGAACTTCTCTAAGGATTGGTGATCGGGTAGAACATTGGGCTGGTCCTAGTGGTACTGGTGGTAATCCTAACTGCTATGGAGCTACAGGAGTTATCTTGGAATTCTATCCCGGCACGAGGTGCGCTAGGGTCATGTTTGACGACCACTGTTTACAAGCGAATGGTGGTCCTATTAATACAAGGATAGGACCTTGGATTGTCGACCGCCTTCGCTTGATAGAGATTCCATATGATGCCTCTCAACAAGGTGACACCGATGAGGATATTTAGTGTAGGTCAGGAGGTCGAATACACTGCTGGCCATAGAACTGGTGAGAAGACTTGGAAAGGTTCTCGGGGTACTGTAGTCAACATAGATGGTGATGATGGGCATCCTCATGTCAATTGGCACTCAGGCCCATTAGTAGAATGGCTTGTTTCCAAGGGTATGATTCTTAGAACCATGAGTCATCATCCAAACAATCTTGGTCCTACTGAATACACATATGACCCAAATCAACAAGGAGATACTGACGATGACCTCTAAGGGTAAGGTCTATATCGTTGGCACTGATAGGTTGGTAGCTTCCCTCTTCTTCGAGAGGAACTATACCATCTGTAACAATCAAGATGATGCAGATATCCTCTGCTTCCTTGGTGGTGCTGACATTCACCCACGATACTACAATCAGGAGATCAATCGGGATGCTCACGTTAATGTAAGCAACATCGATGACACCCGTGATGAACATGCTTGGCGTCGTAAACGAAAGGACCAGCTTGCGGTAGGTATCTGCCGTGGTGGTCAGTTCATCAATGTCATGTCTGGTGGCAAGATGCTCCAGCATGTCTCTGGTGGACACACCAGTCCACATATGGTTCGTGATGTGTACTGGCATTCAGACATTCTTGTATCCTCACATCATCACCAAATGATGGTTCCTGGAGAGGATGCAGAAATGATGGCTTACTCTCATGGTCTTCTCAATGAGGCTATGAATGACAAGGGTAAGTGCAATATCCCTGAGTTCGAACCAGAAGTTCTCTGGTATGAACACTCGAAGTCTTTGTGTGTCCAGAGCCATCCTGAATGGAACCCGAAGAGTGGTGCTGACTACTTCTTCAAACTTGTGGACCTCGTAAAATGAGACTCAAGGTTGGCGACAGAGTTCGAGTTTGTACCCAAAAATGGGGTGAGAACCAATTTGGTTTAACTGGCGTTATCTCTTCTCGATACCAACCCAACAGTTCCATCTACAGATTGGATTGGGAGATAAAATACGACACTCCTTGGGGAACTCTTCGGTACAACCAGTATGCTGAAGACGATCTAGAACTCCTTTATAAAGAACTTCAATATGACCCTAATCAACAAGGTGATACAGACGATGACATCTAAGAAGACAGACTTCCTTTCCCTCTCTGGGATTTCATACATCATCTATACCGATGGTGACATCCAGAACGTTCGTCAGCAACAGCCGTGCTATGGCGAACTCCGTAAGTACGAGAAGACCCATCCGGGTGAATGCACTCAGCCGAAGAATGGAAAACCGGGAGATCTTCACTCTCCGTTCCCTGCTGGTACTCCTACCTCTCTGGAAGTTCCATTTGGTCAGTTCGCTGGTCAGTATGGTGGTGCTCCTCTTTCGGAGGAAACAGACCGTCTGTTCCAAGCGATGTTCTCCACCAACTCTCCTTGGGTTGCTGGCTTCGGTGAGGTAGAGTTTGTTCGTAAGGACAAGTTCATCCATGGTATCCGTATTCCGGACCTGACGATTGACCCTACCGTTCTTGTCAACTGCTTCAAGAACTTCCGTGCTACCCTTCCCCGTGCTGCTGAGTTCGCTGAGCTGGTGGATGCTGGTCTTACGGAGAATGAAGCTCTCGTTGCCCTCACTCTAAACAATGGTGGCTCTCTGAAGAATGGTATTGGTGCCACTGGTGCCTACTCTGGTCCAGTCATCTTCTCTGCCAAGAGGTTCTTCCAGCAGAAGCCCAATGACCTGACTGGTGGTTATCTCAAGGATCGTATTGACTACAATCGTACGAACATGGGAGACCCCTTCCTGTCCACCATTGAAGCCGGTGGTGTACGTTGGCAGGAGATTGCCACTAAGCATGGCCTGAAGAAGATGTACGAAGGTACTAATGATATCAAGTCGATTGTCAAGGCTACGAAGGATGCGTTTGCAGAAGCGATCCAGAATGAGCCGGAGCCAGTCATCAAGCCTTGGATCTGGACAACCACATCGGGGAAAACCAATGGACCAATCGCAGCCTAACTCTGGTCAACAGGGGGATACTGAAGATGACATTTAATCCGGGTGATAGGGTGATGTACGAAGGCGACCCTATTGAATTCTCTCTTTCCTATAAGGCATGGCATGGCTCCCTTGGCACTGTAATGGCAACGAACAACACATTTCCTGAGAGAACACTTGTAGTGTGGGACGAAGACTCTTTGTTTGCTAAAGATAAAGATAATCGTGCTCGAAAAGGGGATCATCGTACTCATCTCCTTCGTAGTGCAGAACTTCAATACGATCCGTCACAACAAGGTGACACCGAAGAAGATATCTAACAAAGGATAATAACATGTGCGGTCACGCTGGCATGATTGGTACTGGAATGAGCCGGGACGACATTCATATCCTTCGGGAGTTGGGTATTGTCTCACAGCTTAGGGGATTGGATGGGGCTGGTATCTTCCAGGTTCGTTCAACAAAGCCTAACTATGTGTCGAGCAATTCGACATACCTCGATTGGGATTCGTTCTACAAGACGCCATATCCCTATTCGAACATGCTTCTCGAAGTAGAGGCAAGCAAGAATCCACAGGTACGAGACGTACTCAACAACACGATGGTTGACGTTGTGATGATGCATGTACGAGCCTCTACTCGTGGTGTCGTATCGATGGATAACGCTCACCCGTTTGAATTCGATAACCTTGTTGGTGCTCATAATGGTACTCTCAAGGATCAGAAGTACAATCAACATCCCACAAAGACAGATTCGGAAATGATGTTCCGTGATATCTCTCAGAATGGGTTGGGGAATATACTGAACAAGATGGATCGTGACAGTGCATATGCCATTGTCATGTACAATAAGGCTGATCGTTGTGTGTACTTTGCACGTAACGAACTTCGGACGATGGCCTTTGCCTTCTTGAAAGATCGTTCGGTGATGTACTATGCGTCGGACTACAACATGCTCAAGTATGTTCTTGATCGTGCCAACGAAGAGTACACCATCTATCACATGAAGCCACGTGTCATCATCAAGGTGAAGGCATCTGACATCAACAAAACTAAGTGGAATGCTCCTCTTGATACTCTTCAGGTTCATGAGAAGCTCACTCAGTCGCATCCTGTTGCTTGGAATAAGTTCTATGAGGCAGAAGCTCGTAAGCAGAAGGCTGAAAAGAAAGAAGAGCAAGTCAAGAAGGTGGATGAAAAGTTCAAGATCCCCATGGCCGCCCCTTCCCAACAGGCTCTCGTCACTGTCCCTGAAAAGAAGGAGGATACGAACAACATCGTAAATTTTCCGAAGGGGCAGACACCTCAGACCAAGGAGCCAGGGCTCAAGTTCTCACCGAAGGGTTCCTACGTAAAGTGTGTATGTGGTTGTTCAACACTTAACCTGTTTCAGGCTGATCTTGCAATGAGAGGTCAACACAAGTCCGTGACATACCATTCGGATGACCAATTCCGTTGCACCAATTGCCCTGAATATAAGCTTGGAAAGGCTGAGGAGAATGCGGTCGGATAATCCTTGGAATGATGTGATGTTCCCTTGTATTCTGATCTCTAATGAGACTGGAAATAAGTACCTCTTTCAAGGTGTTGGAACAGCACAAAGAGTGTATGATGACGGAACTCTAGGCCCTATGTCTGCCACATTGGCCAGGAGGCGTGCTCATTGGGAAATTGGTGAATTAAAATACGACCCTACTCAACAGGGCGACTTAGATGAGGATATTTAATGAAGATACGCATTTGGAAAGCAGTTACTGACAATGGTGATGGGAGTAATTCATCCCATATTTTCAAATCAAAGCAGGAAATGATTGAAGTCCTCGAATTGTTTGAAGTCGATGGCAACATGCAAGGCTCTGCTATTGATAGCGATGACTACACCGTCGAGTGGGCGTCGGAGATTTTTGATACAAAAGGTTTTGAGGTAATCGAATAATGACTACTATTAAGATTGGTGCTGATGGCCCAAGTTGACTTCAATGGGTATACATACGAAATTGATGAGTATGGTAACGTTTCAAAAAGAAGCGGCAAAGGTTTTGTAAAATGTTTTCCTGATAAGGATGGGTATTTAAAAATCACTATCAGAAATAAAAAGACAGAGCCTACTTATAATGAATATATTCATCGGGCAGTATTTCGTACTTTCAATGGTGAAATACCAGAAGAGATGAGCGTTGACCATATAGATAAAGATCGTTTGAATAACCATAAAGACAATCTTCAACTTATGACAATGGAAGACAATGCTGTAAAAGGTAATGCAGAAAATTGGTTTGTTATGTCACCTGATGGGAATGTTTTTGAAATCTATAATCTCAGAGCATTCTGTAGGGAGAATAATCTCCATTCATCACATCTTGTGACACACTCATATAAAGGTTGGAAGGCTATTAAACAATGACAAATATTCGTATAGGATGCGACCCTGAGGGCTTCCTTGTGGATGGCAATGGTGAGTTTGTTGCTGCATACGGTTACGTACCCGGTGACAAAGAGAACCCACATAAGCTCGACGGTGGTGCTGTCCAAGTGGATGGCTTTGCTGTCGAGTTCAACATTGATCCTGTCGAGACTGCAGATCAGTTTCATAAGAACATCAAGAAAGTCCTCTATCAGATCAATGAAATGATCCATTCGGTCGACAAGGGTATGAGCATTCGGTGGACTCCGATTGCAAAGTTCCGTTCGACCATTTGGAATATGGCCCCCGAACAGTGCAAGGTTCTTGGTTGTGATCCTGACTTTAATGTCAGTGGTCAGATGAATGAAAACCCTACGCAGAAGTTGGAAAACAATCCCATTCGTACGGCAGCAGGTCATATCCATATCGGTTGGCTCGATGAATTGTTGGAAGATGCAACAATCAAGGACCATTTTGATATGTGCACTGACATTGCACGAGGGTTCTATCGTAGCAACCTGTCTTCCTATATTCCTCATACCAAGGAAGAAGTAGAACGTCTGAACTACTATGGTCACAGTGGTTCGTTCCGTCCCAAGAAGTATGGGATTGAACTTCGTTCTCCGAGTAACATTTGGGTTGCTCATGAGGAGTCGCAGAAGTTGATCTTCGATCAGACAAGGAAACGCTTCCATGAACTCACCGGTCTATAAAGTTGGCAATAGAGTTAGTACTGGTACCCTCTTCAAACGACATGGATATAAAGTAGGGACTGTAGTTTATGTATCTCCATCTCTTACATACTATGTTCGTGTAGAAGGTTATCCCTACGATAGTAGAGAGTATCCGGGTTTTCCTAGTGGTGATGTTCATATGTGGAGTATCGATTCTATGAATACCTATGGAATGTGTTTGGATGAATTAGAATATGATCCTACTCAGCAAGGTGATTTGGATGATGACATTTAATCATCATTGGTTTTAGCAGAGCTAAAGAGGACGACATTTAAGATGAGACAGAAGTATAAAGGTGAAGATATCAAGGCTCGTCTTCATCACACGATCATTCGTTACGACAATGTGCCGTATATGTGTGACGTGGACAGTGCTGGTTCGATTGGTCTGATGGACCTCGCAACCGGTTCGAGTGTTGGTCGCGTATTGTCAGACGACCCCAAGCTCGACATTTCCAGTATCAATATTGGGTTTGTCAATGTCATTCATCCTAATTACAAGTGCGCTGTATACCTAAAGCGTGAGCCTTTTCGGAAGTTCAAGCAGGGTATCGAGCTGCACTCGTTGACGCAGAAGGTTCTGCACAATGGGGTGACGACGGTCGATCATTCAGTACTCTCTTCGAAACAATTCGTTGATGCAGTATTGGGTAAGTTCCCATCGTACAAGGATGCCCTTGACCTTCTGACGAAGAAGGGTTTTCAGTCAGTTGCTATCTCTCGTGACGTAGCACTGAAGAAAGAGGATGAACTCCTCAAGGTTTACCTGAAGGATACAGAGGTTGGGTTCATTAAGCTCAGCCTTAATCTGACTAAGGTGTTTGTTCCCCGGACGGAACAGAGCTACTACCATATGGTACTGCTCGAAGACATCAAGGGTTGGGACGTAGTTGAAGGTGTAAGGTAACATGGCACAGCAAGTTTCTACAATTTATGATATCATGAAGTCTCAGGGTCGCTTCACTGGCAACAAGGTTAAGGGTGCTGTCGGTGTTGAAATCGAGACTGAGACCAAAAAGAAATACGACTATCCATTGATGAAGTACTGGAACACAGTCAAGGACAACTCCTTGCGTGACTTCGGTGTCGAGTATGTCCTCAAGGCCCCCATGGATATGCCCGAATTTGAGAAGGCTCTGGCAGAATTTGATCAGGCAGAGAAGAAATATAAGTTCGAGAAGGGTTCAATCTCGACTTCAGTGCATGTCCATGTAAATATGTTGGACGATACGTACTTGACATTGGCGAACTTTGCCACTGCGTATACTCTGGTGGAGAATCCTCTCATCAGATACTCAGGTCCAGATCGTCTCTCGAACCTGTTTTGTCTCCCGATCTGTGATGCAGAAGGTGTTAAGGACAATCTTGTTCACCTATTCCAGAATGTCAACAGGAATATGTGGAATCGTGTATCTGTTGATGCCAATAGGTGTAAGTATGGTGCCCTTAATCCGGCTCCTATCTCCACTCTTGGTACTTTTGAGATCCGTTCTTTCCGTGGTGAGACAGATGTCAAGGTAATTCAGAGTTGGGTTGACATCGTTTTGAAGCTGAAAGAGTTTGCCCGTCGTCCGGGACTGACACCTCCGGATATTCTTCTCATGTGGAAGAACAATAAGAGTGCCATCTTAGAGATTATCTTCCAAGAATATGCATCTGAACTTCGCTTCAAGGACCCAAAGACAGGCAAGGATGCAACAGAGGATTTGATCTATCAGAACCTCAAATATGCTGCTGACATTGCTGCTGTCTCTAAGGATTGGACGAAGTTTGGTATCCTCAAGCTCAAGCCAGTCTATTTAGAGAAGTGCAAGGATGCCTTGGATGCTTTGTCACAGAAGCGTTTCCAGGTTCCCTTCGATAGTCTTCCCTACCATGAACGATTGGTTGTCCTTGAGCTTTATCATCGGAACAATCCCAATCAGAAGGTAGTGTCTATCAATGAAGACCTATGAACCACTGACAAAGAAAATCTCTGAACTTCCTGATGGTACAGAGTTTGGTCCTATCAATTGGTTAAAAGGAAATAATCCCATCGGTCTATATTGGATTTCTCACAGGAAAAATAATCAGATGTTTCTAGGCCATAATGACTGGTCCGGAAGCCTCCTCGAATGGAATCTAGAAGCTTTCGATGGCTATGTTAATAAAATGGGATGGGTTATGTCCACCCAAGAACTTCAATATGATCCGACCCAACAGGGCGACACAGAAGAGGATATTTGAAATGTCTATTACCGCAATGTTCTCATACAATCAGTTCTCCGAAGGTGGTAAGGAACTGGCTGATGCACTCTCTATTCCACGTATCAAGCATTCTGGTTCGAAGTTCAAGGCGACTTCCAGCAAGACCCTGTTGAATTGGGGTGCTACCTCTGACCGGTTCCCGAAGGAATATCTTTCGTGCCGAGTCCTGAACCCACCATCTGCTGTCGACAATGCAGTGGATAAGATTCGTTCCTTTGATATCTTCAAGGCTGCGAAGGTTTCCATCCCTGAGTTCACGACAAATAGGCAACAGGCTATCGAGTGGCTGAATGCTGGTTCGATGGTGTTTGCTCGTACTCAGCTTCGTGCACACTCTGGTCGTGGTATTGTCATCATGGACCCTGAGTTCCCTGAAACTTGGGAAGTGACTGCCCCTCTCTTTGTCAAGTACGTACCGAAGAAGGATGAGTATCGTATCCATGTGATGCGTGGTCAGGTTGTGGACATCCAGCGTAAAGGTCTGAAGGCAGAGCTTCAGGGTACGGAAGGAGTCAACTTTAAGATCCGTAACCTTGCCAACGGCTTCATCTATACCCGTAATGACAATGCTGGTATGGCTCTGATCTTGTCTGCATCTGTCCCTCAGAATGTCAAGGAAGTAGCTGTTCAGGCAGTTGCTGCTCTTAGTCTCGACTTCGGTGCAGCAGACATCATCTGGAATGATAAACAGAAGAAGGCGTATTGCCTTGAAGTGAATACGGCTCCGGGTCTCTCGGGTTCTACCATCACCAACTATGCCGAAGCAATGGCCGGTTTCTAATACAAGGTTTGATATTTAAATGTGTGTGATTTTTCACTTTACTCCAGGCTCTAGTCTGAACAAGCAGCAGTTCATCAATGCTGTCCACAACAATTGGCATGGCTACGGTCTTGTCATGGTGGATGGTAACAAACAAATCCAAATGGTGAAGGGCTTCAATGAAGAGGGTACTGACCCTGAAGTCCTCTGGAAGTTGATTACCGACAACAATGATATCGATCGGTATCTCCACATCCGTCATTCGACCAAGGGTGCAACAGATGAAACAAACGTACAACCGTTCCCGGTCTATTCATCTAATGATCGGATTGTGTATTTTATGCACAATGGTACTCTTGGGTATGCTTTTGGTTCAAACAACACTGGCAAGTCTGACACCCTAGAGTTTTGTGAAAAGATCCTTCAGCCAGCACTCCTCCGTTGGACTGGTGCAGAAGGTAAGGGTGATTACACGGATGAAGAGTTCTTTCGGCTAGTAGTGGACAAACAGTGGGTTGATAGCTCGACTGGTTTGTTCTGCTCGAATGATCTTGCCCCTCGTCGTATCGGGAAGAACTGGTCCCAGTACAAACATCCTGACATCTCATCATCAGGTGAGGTTTGGGTGTCCAACACGCTATACTTTGAGAAGGTGTCGCGTGGTCCAATGTTTCAAAAGCTCGAAGCTGAACGCAAAGCAGCAGAGGCGGCAAGAGCGGCGCAAACGTCGAAGAAGGAGGTAGCTCCTGAACATGGTGGCCCTTTTTGGGAGGACCACATGGACGACCACTGGGGGTGGCCTCACCAGTATCCAGGCCACAACGGGCATCCGACTACGGGTGGGGCTCAGAGTGGTGTGGGGTCGAATATTAGGAAGTGGTCAGACTCCAACGCAGCAAAATCTCCTAAGCTCCTCAAGGCGATGTCAGAGGTTGTCAACACTTGGGACTTCGAAGATGAGGAAGATATCAAAGAACTCATCAACCTGACTCAGGAAGAGTGGTATGATATCATCGAAGAGAATCATGGTGAATGGTTCGCTATCGCCATGCTCGGTCAGATCCTTGAACACTACAATCGTATGTTCATTCGAAACAAGTTCCTTGAGAACAAGCTGAAGAAGGCTGAAGCTCGTATTATTGCAATGAAGAAGGGAGAAGAACCTAATGCAAATTCGGAAGCCGCGTAGTAATAGCTTCACTATGATGAAGGAGGCTAACTCGAACACTCCAGACTTCCGTGCTCTGAAAAGAGGAACGCATGATGAATTCCCCGTGCTAGTTACGGGGAACATGCGACACGGGAGGAACAAGAATGATATCCTTGAGGGCTGCCATTACTACGGGCCAGCTATGTCCTTCGATGATAACTATATCATGCAGAGGAACAAGAATGTCAAATCGGTCCACAATATCCCTGAGCCTTTTGTGTTCACCTTTGAGAAGGGTGAGATCCAGACATCTCATGGACTATTCAGAGATCAAGACCAGAAGCATATCGAAGGTGATGTGTATGGTGTACCCCTCCGTAAACTGACACAACTTGACCGTATCGAAGGTAACGGAGATATGATTGAACGTCAGCAACGTTGGGTCACCTTCATGTCTCCAATTCAGAAGGAGAAGAGTATCCGTGCTTGGGTCTACGTGGTCGATCTTAAACAATACCTTGACGCCTTCTCGGGATCGAACAATCTGGAAATCTGCCGCAGTTATGGATGTAATAATCCAAGGGATGAGGAGTTTGTCGATGTCTACTACCATTCCTATTAATATAGGGGATGAAATTACTCACAATCAGTACAGTCACCTCAAAGGAGAAGTCCTTGAAGTGTTCTTGAATAGTAAAGGATATGGTCCAACTCCTAATAAAATGGAGCCATTCATCAGAGCAAGATGGGTAGCACACTATGAGGGTTCGGAAAAGACTGGATCCCCATACACCGCCACTGAGCCTGCTGAAAATGTTCGTCCTGCACAACTTCAATACGATCCCACGCAGCAGGGAGATTTAGAGGAAGATATTTGAAATGAAATTTGCATTAGGTAGTTTTATTAAGTATACTAATAAGAATACTAAGACTGAGATCTTCGGCACCGTTATTGCTGGTGAACACGATATGCATCTCGTTCTTGTGGAAGGTGGGAAGACGAATTCACAACTAGGTCGAACTTCTTTCTATAAGAATTATGCCTCGACATTTCTCTCTCAGTATTTTAACAAAGACGCAACCTATAATACTCTTTATAGAACCAAGAGTGATAAGGCTATCTGGATATCTGCTCGGAGTAAGAATCTTGTCTCAGGTGTCTTGACGTATGACGCCACACAACAAGGGGATACCGATGAGGATATTTAGTGTAATCAAAGAGGTCTTGATATATCTCGGAATTATGACTGCCAAACCTAAATTTCAAATAGGGGATAAGGTAAGCTATAGAACGTTTGATGAGTTTTGTTTGTGGAAAGACGGAGAAATTGTTTCCATCGAATACTCTATTGGTAGCCACATATACTATGGTGTCATCTTTCATGACAGTCTTTCATACAAAGAGTTTGCGATATCAACATCAGAGCGATCTCTTATTTTGGTTGCCCCTAAGCAACTAGAGTATGATCCTAAGCAGCAAGGAGATCTAGATGAAGACATTTAATATAGGTGATATCGTCAACATAGATATCCCCGGTAGTTCCATGGGTATCAAAGCCGGTATCATTGAACAAGTGGATTCATGGACAGAAACCTATGACGACTGGGATGAGGATGAAGATGGTGAACCACCAGAGCCTCAAGAATTCGTTGAGTACATAATCTACGTCACTGATCCGCCAGATCTCAAAGTAGGTCATGGTAGGGACAACAAGTGTTGGTATGTTGACCAATCTTACGTAACACTTGGTGAACTTCAATACGATCCAACAAAACAAGAGGATGGTGATGATGATCTTTGACATCATTGGATTTAGCGGAGCTAAAGATGACGACCTATAGAGAAAGGACAAAGCCTTGGGAAAGTCGAACTGCTTTCAAGAAGGATGCTCCTCGTCAAGAACAGAAGAAGACTTATTCTACAAGGACTGAAAGGATTTCTGAATGGCGAGACTGGTTTGACAATAACAATGATTGGGGTTGGACTTCAATGACAAGTAATCCAGTGAAGGACCCACTGAAAATAGACGACAGTATTCCAACTGAACAGTTTTCATCATGGGATGATCTTCAGAAGGGTGATGAAATCATCTGGTATGATGAAAAAGGTGTTGACAAAAAGTACCATCTGATCTTCGAGAAATATGGAAGTGTGGTGGAAGCTCGTGATAAGAATGGGGCACTAGGATGTTATTCTTCTTATATTTATCCTCATAAAGGTTGGGTTACTCTTGGTAATCCAGACAGAAAGATTGGGTGGAAAAAAGTAGTCACTGAACTACAGTACAACCCTGAACAACAGGGTGATACGGAAGATGATCTCTAGTATTGACAACCTCAAATAGAAATGGTATAATTAAATTTCATGAGTAAACTAGAAGAATTTCAGGACCTAATCAAATACGACAATAAGAGTGGACACCATCGTTGCTCAATCTGCAACTGCGTGACAAATGAAAGTATCGCCACAGAGATTGGTGACTTCCGTTCACGTATGTCCTTCACCCCTGATCCCAAAGACCGAATGCATGATATCTGTATTGAATGTGCTGAGGTCATTCAAGAGCAGCGTGATGAGTATTCTTATTACGACGAAGAGGAATAAGAGATAGGAAAGTGGGCTAAGACAGCACAGCCTTGTCCCTGCGGTAAGTCATCAGATGCCTATTCCATTGACACAGATGGCAAGGGTTTCTGCTTTGGCTCATGTGGGGGTAAATTCTTTAGAAACGAAAAAGAAGAGGATATGGATAATACACAATTTAAATTTGAATTCCATGAACACAGAGGACTAAAGAGACGTATCCTAGAATTGTATGGGGTACAGACTAAGTTCTATGAAGGTACACCAATCGAAGATGCTTTCTTCTATCCGAATGGAAGTATCAAGATTAGGAACCTTGCAGAGAAGAAGTTCCGAACTCAGGGTAATTTTACTGAAGCCCACTTGTTCGGTAAGAACGTATTTGATGCTGGTTCACGTAGAGCCATCACCATTACGGAAGGTGAATATGATACGATGTCTGTAGCACAGATGCTAGGCGAAGAGAGTGCAGTTGTCTCTGTTCGTAATGCAGCAAGTGCCAAGGCTGATTGTATCGCAGAACATGAATATATTAATTCATTTGATCGTATTATTATTAATTTTGATAATGATGCCCCCGGACAAGACGCTGCGAAAAAGGTAGCAGCTCTATTTGACTTTAAGAAGACGTACAATCTTTGCTTGTCAAAAGGCAAGGATGCCAACGGTTATCTGACCGATGGTTTAATGAAGGAGTACTACGATGCCTGGAAGGGTGTCCGACGTTACACTCCTGACAATCTCTTGAGTACACTCAGTGAGTTCAAGGAAGCCCTTAAGTCTAAGAGGGAAGAAAAGCTTGCTGACTATCCATTCGAGAATCTACAACGAATGCTCTTCGGTCTACACCGAGGGGAAGTCATTGTGGTTAAGGCACCAGAAGGTGTTGGTAAATCGGAGTTCTTCCGAGCACTCGAAAACCATGTGCTCAAGACAACCAAGCATCCTGTTGGATTGATCCACTTGGAAGAGGATAACGGCACAACTCTTAGAGCTATGGCCGGATACTTCTCTGAGAAACCAATCCTACATCCAGAAGAAAACTTTGAAGATGATGAAGTCCTCAAGATCCTCTCAGATATTATGGGAGAGCAAGAGAACCGATTTGTCCTTCACAGTTCCTTCGATGTTGAGGATGAAGATGCATTCATAGATAACGTAAGGTTTATGGTTGCAGCATGTGGAGCAGAGGTTATTTTCTTTGACCACATCTCTTGGTTGGCAACTGGTGGTGGAGACAAAGGTGACGACGAACGTAAGCGACTTGACCGTATCTCTCAGAGGCTGAAGCTTCTGGCAAAGGAACTAGGGTTCTGTCTGGTCATGATCTCTCACGTTAATGATGATGGACTCACCAGAGGGTCTAGAAACATCAGTAAGGTAGCAAACACTGTTATCTCACTGGCTCGTGACAAAACGTCTACAGACGCACTAGAGAGGCTTAAAACACACATCCTTGTTGAGAAGGCACGACTGATTGGTTCGAAGGAAGGACCAGCCGGTTATGGCATATATGATGAGGAGCGTCTCATGTTGGTGGACCCTCATAAAATGGGACTGGAGTTACCTAATGAATAAGTTCATTCTTTTATTTGGTGTTGTAGTAGCTCTTGCACTCATACTTCATGGGTGTGGGGCATTGCAACAGTATCGACAAACACAAGAAGAAAATTCTTTGTATAAAACCCTCCCAAGGGGTTGACAGTGTTTTGTACTAATGCTATAATTAAACTATAGGAACAAAAGAAGTAGATGAAAACCTTAGATGAAATGAAAGAAGACTACCTAAAGACTAACCAAATTAAGTATATTGGTAGAAAGAAAAAACCTAAGTTTGAAACTTCTGATATCCTTACAGTATACTCTGGCCATACCATTGAGAAAGTACTTTAGTTATGGACTTCTTTTTTGTGTATATTATAGTAGGGCTTATTGTTGCCCTTTGTAATCTCTTCTATCGAAAGGAAAGCACCTCAAGGTTTTATTTTCTTTTGTGGATTGTTATGTGGCCACTTGTGTTTGGCTACCTTGTATATGATTGGATTGAGGAAGAAGGTTAGTATTGGCGAATGGAATATGGGTATTTGATTGTGAAGGAGACGGTCTTAATCCGACAAAACTATATTGTTTAGCTGCCTGTAGCCCCCAAGGCAAGAATGTATTTGTAACAAATGATTATGACAAGATGCGGAAGTTTTTATTGTCCGCAAAAGTTCTCATCGGACATAATATTAGGCGATGGGACATTCCCCACATAGAGCGTATCCTTGGTATTAAGATCACTGCTAAGTTGGTAGACACACTGTCTCTATCTTGGTATCTCTATCCTGAAAGGTTCAATCATGGACTTGACGGATGGGGTGAGGATCTTGGTGTCAAGAAACCGGTGATCACCGACTGGCTGAACCAGACACAAGAAGAGTACGAGCATCGTTGTTCTGAAGACGTTAAGATTAACGTAATGCTTTGGAATAAGATGTATCGTTACCTCTTCGATATTTATGGATCATCTGATGGAGTATGGAAACTCCTCAAGTATCTCGACTTCAAACTCTATTGTGCCATGCTTCAAGAGCGATCACAGTGGAAGCTAGATATCGAGAATGCTGAACAAGCTCTTGCTGAGTTGACAGAGTTGCAGTCCCAAAAGATTGACACTCTAGCGAGAAAGATGCCACCAGTTCCTGTGGTGACATTCAAACATAAGCCCAAACGGTTCCTTAATAAAGATGGGTCATACTCGAAGATGGGTATGGACTGGATGGCTCTACTGTCAGAGAGAAAGCTTCCACCAAGTCATGAGGAACCAATCGAGATTACCAAGGGGTATGAACAAGGTAATCCGAACTCTACTTCGCAGATAAAAGATTGGCTTACTACTTTGGGGTGGGTCCCAAGGACATTCAAGGAAGTCAAAAACAAAACGACTGGTGAGGTCAAGAGTAACTCTCAGATCAATCTTGAGCACGGCAAAGGAATTTGTGGTAGCATCAAGGCTCTGTATCCTAAAGAACCATCCCTAGAACTCCTAGATGGTTTGTCTGTCCTACAACATAGGATTGGCATCCTCAAAGGTTTCCTGAGAGATCAGGAGAATGGATGGATCAAGGCACAGGTTGCTGGTCTGACAAACACTCTTCGTTTCAAACATACCACAATCGTTAATCTGCCAAAACCTGGAAAGCTATATGCAGATGGCATTCGTGCCTCTCTTGTTGCTGGAGAAGGTATGATTTTGTGTGGTGCTGATATGTCTTCTCTTGAGGATCGTATCAAACAACACTTCATCTATCCTTATGACCCTGACTTCGTCAAAGAAATGATGGAAGAAGGTTATGACCCACATCTGTCCCTAGCACTATCGGCATCCGCTGTAACTATTGAGCAAGTGCTGAAGTATAAGGATGGAACAGATAAGGGCATCTCACCTACCCGTGATGTCTTCAAGAACGGTAATTATGCCTAAATTTGGGCATGTAAAATCGTGTGAACTCAGGGAAACTCCAGAACGGACAATCCTGAGCCAAGCCCGAAAGGGAAGGTGCAACGACTATCTCGAAAGAGAGTACACAGAAGTCTGTGGAAGCGCACGACACTCACAAAGAGTGATGATATAGTCTGGTCTATATAGGAATATATAGCAGCGAAAGCGGGTAGAGATTAACGACCTCTATCGAACATAACGGTCAGTATGGTTCAGGTGTGGCTCGATTGGCCAAGACTGCTGGTATCGACTTAGAGACAGCGGCGATGGTCCATGCAGCTTATTGGAAGAAGAATTGGGCAATCAAGAAGATCGCTTCGGTTCAGATCACAAAGGTCGTCAATGATCAGATGTGGTTGTACAATCCAGTAAGTCAGCTCTGGTACTCACTTCGATTTGAAAAGGACATCTTCAGTACACTGGTGCAGGGAACTGCAAGTTATGTGTTCGACAGATGGGTAGAGTTCATCCTCGAAGTCAGAGAGCAACTCACAGGACAGATGCATGACGAATTCATCTTGTGCATTCGTGAGGGTTTTGAAGACCAATGTACCGCCCTCGTTGAGGAGGCAATGACTAAACTAAATGAAGAACTGAAACTTAACAGAGAGCTTGCCTGTGGTATCGCCTACGGTAAGAAATATAGCGACATCCATTAAGGAAAAATTAACGTGGATATCCTCGTAAAAAGCGTACTTAATTATGTACAAGCACAGAAGGGACACGCTAACAGTGTCCTTGCCGGAGGAGCAGTCAGGGACATTATCCTTGGTCTTCCTCCAAAAGACTACGACATTGTTATTCCAAGTGACAATCACAGACAGATTGATGACCTAGCTCAGTCCATTGTTGCTGAGTTCGGTGTCACTGATATGGTCCTCAAGACTAAGGAGTATGGTGGAGACAAAAAGAAGAGGTCCAAGGTAGGGCGTGAGAATCCTCAACGACTCACATCTGTATGGGGCTTTACCTTCGAAGGCAAGAGGATCGATCTGATCGGACATCGAGAGGTAGATGATGAGGACTTCCCTCAGATCGTTATCGACAAGTTCGACTTCGGTATCAACATGGCATACGACACTGGTTCGTATCTTCATGAGGAAGATGGTCGCTTTGTTGAGGACGTAGGTTGGCGCAAGATGACACTCTACAATCTCGATGGGATGGAGTTCCTTCCGAATGCCATTGGTCGATACAATACTCTGAATGCTCGATATCAGGGTGCTAAGGGTATTGGACTTAAGTTCGATGCTCGTTGCCTCAAGCTTGACCGTAAGGAAGAGCCAAAGGAATACTACGAGGCACCTAAGAAGAAGAACTATACTCTGACTGGTCTTGCTGGTGCTGGTGGTGGTACTGGTGCTACACAGGCTGCGTGGAATCCTACTTCATTCACTGTCCCTGATTGGAACGCTGCACCTGCATGGGATGCTCCTGTATTTCAACCTGCTGTCTTTGAGGACGAACCTCAAGAAACTATTAACAACGAATTCTAATAACTGAAAGGAATTACTAATTTGGCAACTCGCTACCTCACCCTTCGCGGTTCGATTAAGTGGGCAAAGGTTTATGAACCGGATGCCTTTATGGGAGCAGAAAACTGGAAGGTAACCTTCTATCCCCGTGACGATAAGGAATGGGATAAGTTTAAAGCCAGTGGCCTTCAGTTGAAGGTTAAGACTGATGAGAATGATGGTGCTGATTACTTCCAGCTTCGTCGTCCTGTCAAGAAGGTAATTAAGGATGACTTGGTTATTTTCTCTCCACCGGAAATCACCGGTAAGGTAAATGTATCCTATCAGGATGCAGAAGGTAACAAGGTTCGTCAGTACACAAAGGGTGATGGAACTGTTGTCACTCGTGTAGGTGACCCAGTCGAACTTGGTAATGGTACTGAGGTTCTGGTTAACCTGTCGTACTACGATACCATCAAAGGTAAGGGTCATCGACTTGAAAACATCACCGTGCTCGATCTTGTTGAGTACATCAGTGGTGGGGCCGAACAATCTCAGGAACCAACGAAGGAAGCTTCGAAGGAAGATGTGGTTAAGGTCGATAAGAAAGAACTGAACGACGACATTCCTTGGTAATCAACAAAGTTGAGTGATATGAACCACCTAGAATACCATATTGAATACGACCTCGAACTCCTCATGGTGTATGTCTCCGGACTTACATCAGATGGGTTTTGGGACCATGTAGTTGACTTTGACGAGGTGAATGATCCTGAGAGTTTTGCTCAGGGTCTAGCTGAGGGCTACAAGCTTAACGGCAAGTTCGCCACAATAGAAAGTGTATTGATTGAAGCTGTGGAATGAATTGAAGAAATGTATAATGATTTGCTCAAATTGTCATCGAATTCGGCATCATGGGGAGACTGAATGAAACTCCTCATCGACGCCGACATACTCCTGTATACATCAGCAGCAACTCATGAAGAAGCTTTAGAAGTAGAGCCAGGATATTGGACATGGCATGTCAAGGAGTACTTGGTATGGAAAACCATTAAAGATAAGCTGGCATTCTACATGGATCATCTGAAGGGCACAGAGTACATCCTGTGTCTTTCGGATACCACTAACTTCAGAAAGACTATTGTTGCTGACACATACAAAGGGAAACGTTCTAACCTACGTCGCCCCATTCTCCTAAAGAAACTCAGACAAGATCTCATCGATCAGGGTGCAGTCATTTATCCAAACCTTGAAGCTGATGATGTCATGGGTATTATCTCAACCTCAGAAGAGAATTGTATTGTTGTTTCCTCTGACAAGGATCTCAAGACAATCCCCGGTCTATATTTTAAGGACTCTGAAAGTGGATTACAAACAATTACGACTGAAGATGCTGACTACTACCACCTCTATCAGACGCTCATTGGGGATGCCATCGACGGATATGGAGGCATCAAAGGTGTTGGACCGGTGGCTGCTCATAAACTCCTTAAACAACCTACTTGGGAAACGGTCCTCAATGCGTACCTAAAAGCAGGTTATACAGAAGACTATGCTCTCCAGCAAGCACGTATGGCACGTATCTTGAGGGCATCAGATTGGAACTCAGAAACACAGGAACCTATACTATGGGAACCGGGACAATAGCGGGTGATCTAACAAAGATCTCTCAGATCCTGAATGATATAAGGGTAGTCGATAAGAATCTAAACAGTTACTTGAACACTGCCATCTATGCACTTCATTGTGCAGTAAAGGAGTTAGACAATAGCAAAAAGGAAATTCAAGAACCCGAGTGAAGAGAAGTGCTTTAATGTACTTAAGGAAATGGTTCCAAAGGTAACATACGAGACTGTTAAACTCCCCTACATCATCAAGCATGACTACATACCAGACTATGTCGTGACAAAAGCTGATGGCTCCATTGTTTATGTGGAGTATAAAGGAAACGGTAGGGCTTTCGATGCTTCAGTTAAAAGGAAGATGATTGAAGTAAAGAAGCAACATCCAGAGATTACAATCTATATCGTATTTCATACCAATGGGAAGAGTGGTTCCAGACGTAAGGATGGGACTTATATGAAACAAAGCGACTGGGCAGAGAAGCATGGCTTCGAGTATTGCATCGGTCGTGAGAACATTCCAACATCATGGTTTGAATAATGGATATTCTGACACATCTTTCATTTATTCCATTTTACCTTTTTGTAGGTTCAATGGTTATTGTCATTGCATATAATTATTTTAAAAAAGGAAATTAATTTGGCTAAGTATCAGATCCAGAAACCTATGTCTTATGACCTTTATGTAGAAGCAGATTACTTTGAAATCGAAGGTCCGACTGTTGTATTTTATGTAGGTTCTAAAAAGGTAGCTGCATTTAAAGAGTGGGTGTCTGTGGATACCATTAAGGACCAGCCTGTTGAGTAAGGTTCATTTGGTCCTCCCCGATCCCCACGCACACCCTGATCACAATAATGATCGAGCAGAGTGGATTGGTAAACTGATCCTAGATCTCAAGCCTGATGTGGTAGTTAACCTTGGTGACATGTTCGACATGCCATCTATGGCTGATTACGACAAGGGTAAGAAGTCCTTTTGGGGTCGTACCTTTAAACGAGACATTAATGCAGGACTAGACTTTGATGAGAAACTTTGGGATCCCATCCGTAAGGCAAAGAAGAAGAGACCTTATAGTATCTTCACGGAAGGCAACCATGAGTTCCGCGTTAAGCGGGCTGTTAATCTCCAACCCGAACTCGAAGGTACTATCGGATTTAGTGACTTTGGTCTCGATCGAAACTATGATGAGGTTGTAGAATATGCTGGGAATACGCCAGGAATCGTGGAAGTTGATGGCATCCATTACGCTCACTATTTTGTGTCTGGCGTTATGGGCCGCCCTGTCGGTGGGGAGCATCCGGCTTATAGCCTACTTACTAAGGAGTTTGTATCCTGTACATGTGGGCATATACACATCACTGATTATTCTGTACGGACTACTGTTAGCGGTCGTAGGATCATGGGTCTTGTCGCCGGTGTTGGACAAGATTACGAAAGTGGTTGGGCTGGAGAAGTCAACAAGCTCTGGTGGCGTGGAGTAGTAATCAAGCGTAATGTAGAAGATGGTTCTTATGACCCTGAGTGGGTATCACTTGAACGACTTCGTAAAGAATATGGTAGTTAAGGAATGTAAAGCTTGTGGAGTTTCAAAAGAACTCCATGAGTTCCCTAAAGCTGCAACAAATAAATATGGTGTACACTCTTATTGTAAACCTTGTTATAATGCAAAACGTAAAGCGGGTTATAAGAAGGGTGGTTTCGTATACTCAAAGGATAAACAACTTTGGGCTAGATACAAAATAAGATTGTCAGATTTTGAAAAACTTTGGAAACAACAAAATGGTAAATGTGACATATGTAATATAGATTTAACAGATCATTCTGACAAATCAAAAAATAATAGAGTAGTTGTGGATCATTGTCACACTACAGATAAGGTTCGTGGATTGTTATGTAATGCATGTAATTCAGGAATAGGTTATTTCTTTGATAAAGTTGAAAATATCTTTAAAGCAGCGGCATATGTAAGCAAGCATAAGGAATTTGACAGTGAATGATGACTTCGAAAAAACTCGAAGGGATTTTAAGAAGAGAAATAAATATGCTGCTGCTCTAAGAGAACAAGGCGAAATGCGTGGAGCCTTCTCCCTGAAGGTAGTTGACAGTAGGAAACAAGATTATAAACGATCAAAGATGAAAGTGACAGACATCTACGATGAAGAAGAATAGTAGTAAAGAATACTATCGTAGACTTAGAGAAGATCCTGAAAAGTATGAAAAACTATTGGAAAGAAATCGGCAACGATATCACGAACGTTCAGAAATTCAAAAGAGTAAGGACGACGAAAGAAATAAACTTCGTTATAAAAACTTAGTTAACATTTGGGATGAAGATCCAAGAATATTTCTTTTCGGTCAAGCAAAGTATAGGTCCTCTAAATATAAAGAGGTCTTTGACTTGAAACTAGAAGATATAAAAATTCCTAAAGTTTGTCCAGTATTTAAAGTTCCTTTCCAAAGAAATACTCCTTATGCTTACTCAATAGATCGTATTGATAGTTCCAAAGGATATTTCAAAGGAAATGTTCAAGTAATTTCTAAGTTAGCAAATGCAATGAAACAAAATGCAACTCAAGAACAATTAAAAATGTTCGCTGACTGGATTAATGAAAAGGAAGATGAAATCATGAATGAAAAACAAATAGAGGATTATATCTCTAATGAACTAGAAGAAAAGTCTTTTGAAGAAATCCTTGAAGAACATGACCTAAGTCCCTCAGATGTTTTTATTATTCTCTTCAATAATGGACACATTGATACGGAACTACTAGAAAATATGATGGGAGCTTAAATATTGGATAACAAAAGTGACTTCACGGTACATTTTCCAATTGAACTAGTTGAAGAATGGGTTAAGCAGAACGGTGTTGACGACGGCCAGATGCTTGAATACCAAGATCTACTTATCAATGAAATTAAATTAGATGTTGACACCGGGTATATTACAATCGGTGGTAGTTTGGAGACAAAATTAGATGGTTAAGTTTAAAGAATTCTTTAATCAGTATGGTAGTACAATTGATGTTCTATTGATTATCTCCCTTACGATTAATACAGTGGTGATGTTTTGGAAGTAACCCTCATCGATTCGATGGGAACTGACACCCTCGTAGTTAACGCTGCGAGGGTTTCTTTTTCTAAGGAAGCTAGTAACTATACGGAAGAGCAAAATGTTAAGCTTATTCGTTATCTCGCTACTCATCAACATTTTACCCCTTTTACTCATCCACAAATTGTGCTCAGGGAAAAGGTTCCTATTTTTGTCGCTCGCCAGCGTTTCAAGCACACTGTTGGTTTTAGTTACAATGAAGAGTCTAGGCGCTATGTAAGTGATGACCCTGACTTCTTTATGCCAGATGGTTGGCGTAAGGCAGCAGAGAACAAGAAGCAAGGATCTTCAGAAGAACTCATCAAAGCCGAAGAAGTCGATCTCGATGGAATGTACGCGGAATTAGTTACACATGCCTCCACTCTTTACAAAGCGATGATTACATACGGAGTCGCACCTGAACAAGCACGTATGGTGTTGCCTCAGAGTATGTTCACTGAGTATTACGTAACGGGTAGTCTCGCTGCCTTTGCTCGTGCTTATCGATTGAGGAAAGATCCACATGCCCAAAGAGAAATCCAAGACCTCGCAGTCAGGTGGGACGAAGTCATCCGACCTCTTTTCCCGGTATCCTGGTCTGCTCTTGTTGACTGAGGAAGAAGAGGAAAAAGGTTTCTGTCAAGGACTCAAGATTTCTGACTATGAGAAATTTATAAAGAGTATGGAACATTGGAAGGAATATATAAAGTGGTAACATGGTACACCATCTATACAAGAAGCGACCCTCCTTGCAAGTATTGTATCGAGGCTAAAGAGTTGTTGCAAATTTATGGAATGGATTATTTCGAAAAGGATATTAGTACCAATGCTACAGCAAAAGAAGAATTTCTGGCAGCAGGTCATCGAACGATACCTCAAGTCTATCGTGAAGGGGCGCTTATCGGAGGCTGCGACATGTTGAAGAACCACCTTCGTATCAATCATAATATCAAAGCAAGAAAAGAAAGTGAAGCACACTAATGGGATTTAAGTCATACCAAGCATTTGTAGAGTCTATGCCAGACTTTGATGACGCAGCACTAGGACTTCCGGGAGAAGTAGGTGAAGTTCTTGAACTTGTAAAGAAGGATCGTCGAGTAGGTGATAGACGACAACCACTGGATCTTGAGAAGTTTAAGGCTGAATGTGGTGATGTTCTTTTCTACCTCACTCGATTGGCATACAAGAATGGTGTCAGTCTGAAAGAGGTAGCCGAATATAACGAAGAGAAACTTTCTAAGAGGCATGGATGAAAATTCTTGTTTGTGGGTCAAGGGTATTCAATGACAAACGAAAGTTCAATGATGTCCTTGCTCCATATCTCAAAGAATATGGGAGTGACCTAGAGATCATCACAGGAATGGCCAAGGGAGCAGACCACTTTGCTTGGTTGTTCGCTTACCACTATGATCTCATCACTCATGAGTTTCCTGCTGATTGGGACAATAATGGTAAGGCTGCTGGACCTATTCGTAATCAACAAATGATTGATGAGGGTAGACCAGACCTTGTGATTGCTTTTCCAGTAGGAGAGTCAAGAGGTACATACGACATGATTAAGAGAGCACGTAAACATAACATTGAGGTAATCGTCATTGAGCCAGACAATTAATTTTATCGACAATGAGGTCAATAAACTACAGGCCCTCATTAGTAAGACAGAACGAGAGATCACAGACCTTGAGAAGATCATTCTTGCTAAGACACAGGCGATTGGTAAATGGAATGAGATGATTGATGCATTGAGTGCAGATAAGGACACACTTAATGGATAAGGACTTAGAAGAGACTTTCAATAACCTTCTACAAGAACTAGACGCATACAGAGAAGAGTTTGGTCCTCCAGATGATGACGACGAGGACTTGTATATTTATGAAGAGGAAGAAGAAGATATTGGCTAATCCATTTAATGCATACTACCAAGAATTTATTTATAAGTCACGCTACAGCCGTTGGATTGAAAGTGAAAAACGTCGTGAAAACTGGGATGAAACTGTTAATCGGTATCTTACCTTTATACGTGACCATCTCGCTGATAGCCATTCTTACAAGCTTAGCGACGATCTTTATAATCGACTATATAAGGCTATCTATAATCTAGACGTTATGCCGTCCATGCGTTCTGTTATGACGGCAGGAAAGGCATTGGCTCGTGATAACACCGCTGGCTATAATTGCTCGTATCTTCCAATCGATGACCTCAAGTCATTCGACGAAGCAATGTACATTCTCCTCTGTGGAACCGGAGTCGGTTTCTCTGTCGAGCGACAATACATTAGTAAACTACCAGAAGTTCCGGACCAGCTTTTTGACTCTGATACTACAATCGTTGTCAAGGATAGCAAAGAGGGATGGGCTAAGTCCTATCGGCAACTTATCGCCCTCCTATATTCGGGTGAAATTCCCAAATGGGATACTTCTCTGGTTCGACCTGCGGGAGCTAGACTTAAAACATTTGGTGGACGAGCCTCTGGTCCTGGACCTCTTGAAGATCTATTCAAATTCACTATCGCTAAGTTTAGAGGTGCAGTTGGAAGGCGACTTAATTCCCTCGAAGCACACGACATTCTTTGTAAAATTGGAGAGGTCGTCGTTGTCGGAGGAGTACGTCGCAGTGCCATGATCTCCCTCAGTAATCTCACTGATGACCGTATGCGTAATGCTAAGGCGGGTAATTGGTGGGAGAATGAGGCTCAGCGAGCACTGGCAAACAACTCGGTATCCTACACAGAGACACCGGATGTTGGTGCCTTTATGAAAGAGTGGTTGTCCCTCTATCAATCTAAGTCTGGCGAACGAGGTATTTTCAATCGTGTTGCAGCAGTTAAGCAAGTTAAGTCTCTTAGCCGTCGTGATCCTAATTTTGAGTTCGGGACCAACCCTTGCTCAGAGATCATCCTACGACCATATCAATTCTGTAACCTTAGCGAAGTTGTGGTGCGAGCAACTGACACTGAAGCAGTACTCCTTGAGAAAGTGGAACTCGCCACGATTCTTGGAACATTCCAAAGCACCCTTACGAATTTCCCGTATCTTAGAAAAATATGGCAACGAAATACAGAGGAGGAAAGACTCCTTGGGGTGTCCCTGACGGGTATTATGGACAACCAGTTTACCAATGGTAAGTCTGGTGATCTCAAGGAACTTCTCGAAGAACTCAAAAAGAGGACTGTCGAAGTAAATGCTAACCTTGCTAATGACATTGGCATTAATGCTAGCACCAGCATTACTTGTGTTAAGCCTTCCGGCACGGTTTCGCAACTTGTGGATTCTGCTTCCGGTATTCACGCTCGCCACTCTGCTTTCTACATTCGGAGTGTTCGAGGTGATAACAAGGACCCACTGACTCAGTTCCTTAAGGACAGTGGTGTCCCGAATGAACCCGATGTCATGAAGCCTGACCAGACGACTGTCTTCTACTTCCCGATGAAAGCTCCTGATGGTGCTGTCACTCGTGATGATATGACAGCTATCGAACAGCTTGAACTCTGGAAGACATACCAGTTGTATTGGTGTGAACACAAACCATCAGTAACAATCTCTGTACGTGAAAAGGAATGGCCAGCCGTAGGTGCTTGGGTCTATGACAACTTTGACCTCATTAGTGGTGTATCTTTCCTTCCTCATTCTGACCATAGTTATCGTCAGGCCCCGTATCAGGAATGCTCTGAAGCCAAGTACAATGAGTTCAAGGAAAAGATGCCGAAGGGAATCAACTGGTCGGACCTGAGCTTCTATGAGGCTGAGGATACAACGACTGGTATGCAAAGTTTGGCTTGCTCCTCTGATAGCGGCTGCGAGATCGTGGATATCGGTCAATGACAAAACGTTCTGAATTAACAGGACGAGACTTTGGAGAGCTTCACGTTGTGGGGCTAGACATTGGATAATGTAATGTATGTAGAACTAGGACTCTATATTGGTCCTTGGAAACTATATGCAGGAGAGGAAGGAAATCTTAGTAGATATACTAATGAAGGTCCTCAATATGCATCGGTTCCTAATCCTGACGATTTTATTGATACATTTAAGACTTATATCGACGTAGAGAAAGCTAATAGTATAACATGAAAGTTCTTGTCGCTTGCGAAATGAGCGGCAGGGTTAGAGATGCATTTATCAAGAGGGGTCATGAGGCTATGTCTTGTGATCTCCTTGACACCCTAGTAGAGGGTCCACATTACACAGGTAGTGTCTTGGACATTCTCTATGATGGGTGGGATATGATGATCGCTCATCCTCCGTGTACAGATATTGCCATTTCAGGTAGTAGATATTTTAAAGAAAAGATAGCAGATGGAAGACAACAACGAGCCCTCGATTTTGTACGAACTCTCATGGACGCCCCCATCGATAGAATCTGTATTGAAAATCCCGTTTCCGTTATCAGCACAAAAATCAGAAAACCAGACCAGATTATTCAGCCTTACGAATACGGACATAACGCATCTAAGAGAACATGTCTCTGGCTCAAAAATCTCCCACTTCTCAGAGGTACTGAAAGGATTTCTGGAAGATTTGTCGATGGAAGAGAGAGATGGGATAATCAAACAGATACTGGACAGAATAGACTTGGACCTAGCGAAGAACGAGCAGCAATTAGGAGTATGACATATGAAGGAATCGCAAGAGCAATGGCAGAACAGTGGGGTTAAATGAATAAGGATGCACTATTATGGCTTGGAGGTATCCTACTAGGACTTCCAGTTGTCGCAGGACTTATGATTAAATGGTGTGATTTTGTATTTGGAGTAATGTTTTGAATAACGATTGTGATTGTACCCATGATGTCCGTATCGCATATATGGGGGCCTTTTTGTCTCGTGATGAAGCAGAAGTATATCGAGAGGAATTCTTCTCTCAGTACGGTTCAGATGTGGAGGACGGTTTCCTTCATCTCATTCAAGATGACCTAGTGATGATTAATGCACATTGGGTTGTCCGTATTATGGCAGAGAATGCACAAGGAGAATTGCCGCTTGAGTGATGAAAAAGTATTAGGTGGAGTATTGATGCCGGGAATGTACCACCATTATGATGCCTCCAAGTATCAACCTTGGAAGCCAAGTCCCGAAAAGGAAGTCCTCCAACGGGATCGACAGATTGGTGGTGATCATTACAAGAACCTAGCCATCCAGCCAGGTGAGTACATTACAAAGAATAATCTCAATTGGTACGAGGGTAATGTAATCAAGTATGTTACTCGCCATCGTTACAAGAATGGTCGAGAAGATATCGAGAAGGCTATCCATTATCTACAACTACTGCTCGAACAGGAGTATGGTGTTTGAAAATCGCACTGGACTATGACGGAACTTACGATCAAGATCCTTCTATTTGGCAAGCAATCATCTACCTGTTGAAACAGGCTAGTCATGATATCCGTGTTGTGACTCATCGACACTGGACGCTAGACAATATCGACAAGGAGTTTGATATCCCAATCATCTACACAGACGGTATCGCTAAGAAATGGTACTGTGAGCATCGAGAACCTTATTGGGTTCCAGACATCTGGATCGATGACAAGCCCAAGGGTATCCTTGAGAATGGACCACTGACACAGACTGAAATCGAAGAGTGGCGTAAGTCACAAGGAAGATAATATGAATATCATGATTGATTACGATAATACTTTCACAGCGGATGCTCCAATGTGGCAAGATGTTATTTTTGAATTTCTACAAAAGCATAGGGTGTTTCTCGTAACCAGTCGTGGGATGGACACTCCTGTAGAACATACCGAGTACTTCGTAGACATGGGTATTCCAATTGTCTATTGTGACTATTATGCCAAAAAAGATGTCTGTGAAAAACAAGGCATCAAAATAGATATTTGGATCGACGATGATCCTAAGTATATCATAGAAGGTTTCCGAACCTAAAACGCAAAAAGCCCCGGAGGGGCCTTCCTTTGGTATTACCATTGGAGGGTCTCTGCCGGGGCTTTTTTTTTGTTTATGGTATGAATTTTCTACCAGTCTCAATTGCACCATTGAGTAACTTTTCAGTTTCATCAAGAGTGGGAATGAGTTCCATGTCACGATCGGAGAGAGCTTCACGACCTATGGCACGAGTAACACTCCTTTTAAACCATGACTTGTCCTCATCCTTAAGAGTACTAGTCTTTACATCCTTAAGCATCTGTTCGACACGAGCAGGATCTTCAGCCAGTTTCTGAAAGAAGTCATTACGGCGGGCAACAACTTCATCAAGATTGTCCACAGTCAATGGAGTAGTGAACCTACGGATCTTAGTAGCCCGTGGGTTAAGCTGCCCAAAGAGAATGGTGATAGCGTTAGACGTACCTACTTGTGGGTTCTGAGACTTCGGAACTTTACCGAGAGGGTTCTTTTCACCAGTCGTAGAAACCTTACGACCCAACTTCTCTAGAAGCTGACCGATATCATCAAACGCTTGGATAGTCTCTGGCTTATCCTTAAAGATCTCCCTAGCCACTTTCATGTCATTACCGATTTCATCATTGAAGATTTCATCGATTTTACGATCATTAGGACGACGAGCGATATGACCTTCAGGCGGAACACTATCCATCTTAGCTCCACCTTTCATCTTGTTGGCAAGATACTGAGCGTAGTTACCCTCAAGAGCCTCACGGATAACTTTACCTTCCGGTAGAGTGTCAGCGTGTTTCACAAGGTTACGGATATTAGTTACAGCCTCTCCACCAGAGAAGATCTGATAGAGTTTCTTTTGCATATCTTCACCAGCAACAGGAGCAAGTTTCCCACCTTCAGAGCTAACAAAACGAGCAAGGATAGAATCCTTAGCGTTCTTCTCCATTTCAGCAGCTTGAGTCTTGATCTTTTCAAAAGCAGTAGCCTTATCAACACCAGTTTGTTCAAGCTGTTTGATTGTATCTTCCATGTCCGTAAACATTTTCAGATTAGGGTGGTTAGAGTCTTTCATATGGAGAACAACATCTCTTAGACTATTCCTCAGAGTGGCTACGTTTTGTTTACCACCCTTTGCAATATTGTCAGAGATTTTATTGATAGCTTTCGAGAGATAATAATCTCCAAGATCCTTAGAGATGGTTTCACCACCACCAATAGCAGCCGCTTCTATTTCATCACGGAAGATTTTACCTTCGTTGGTTGAGAGGTTGTTGTTGATGAACTGAGAAACACTTTTGCGATAGTCACCAGCACCCTTAGTGATAGGAGCATTACGAGAGCCGATTACCTTCTCTCCGGTTCTAGAAACATTCTGAAACTCAGAAGTAGTATCACCATAGAAATTATTTTGGTAATCGATATACTTCGTCTTAGCATCATTGACTAGGGTTTTGATATTCTCATCACCCTGTTGAGCAACAAAGTCAAGCTGATGATTGTTTAGATTGTCTCGGAGTTCTTCAAGAGTCTGTAGTCGTCCTTGCGGATCGATGTTAGCCCTTTTGATTGCTCCGATCTCTTTGTTTACCTGATTACGAACATTGTTGTAGAGGTTACCAACAGAAGGATCAGACTCGATTTGTTCAGCCAAGTTTTTGAACAGATTGTCATTGAGGTCAACTCCACCCTTGTCATTCTTGACACCAGTTTGATGAATGATTTCCAACAGTGATACAGGATCACCATCAGCATCAATTGCACCAACCTTCTTATAGGCTTCATCAACATCAGCCTTCATCTTACCCTGCGACCTAAGAAGCTTAGGGGTAATCTGGCCTTCAACAATTTTCTGTTGTGTTTCAGGAGCACCAAGAGTGTCATTCTGTGATCTTACATAACCACCGAACTCAGGGTCATTGAGCATTGCATTCTCTGCATTGAACTTAGCCTGATCTGCATCCAGTCCTGCCTGACGAACATCTTCATTCAGTCCAGTCCTTTGAGCAATGTTCTCTTTGCCCATAACTTGAGCAGCCTTCTCATTAGCAAAGCCAAGACCTTGAGGATTTACACTCTCGGAAGCCTCACCCAACAGACCACGAAGATCTTCGATGGCAACAGAGGAAGTCTTTTCAGCACCCAAGGTAGCACGAAGTTTGTACAACTTCTGAGAACTGTCGAAAGACTGTTGTTCTACCCACTTATCAAATGAACCGGGGCTTTCCCTGTCCATGCGGAACTTCATAGGAGCATAGGCCGAACGGTAGTAGTCCTCAAGGCCGAGATCAAGAGCAGTAGTCGTATCGAGCTTAGTGGTTTTCTCTGCACCCATAAGCTTAAGGTTTTTCTCACCATTACGATTGATGACATTCATCAGCATAGACATTCTGCCAGCAGCTTCTTCAGGGGAGACGTTGTTGACCATGTTAGGGTCCAACCAAGCAAGGAAAGAAATACCAGCTTCCTTATCCTTATAGTCAAGAGCCTTAGCAGTTTTAAGGTTAGTACCAGCGATGGTCATTTCACGAAGACCACCCAATGCAGGGACAGCAAGCTTATCGACAAGAAGTTTCTTTACTCCACCCATAGCAGCAAGACCACCAGAGAGGACAGGAGTATCTAGAAGGAACGACATATCATCTGCTCGTTCACGAGACATACCAAAAGTCTTCTGGAGATACTCAGATGATACCGCAGTACCAGTTGAGTCTGTAGGAGCCACAGCAGCCTCTACAACGCCTTTCGTTGCCATAGAGCCAATGGTCTTAGCACGATTAAGAGTAGCCTCTCCACGGACTCCTACGAGACCAGCAAGGACATTCTTAGATGCAGCATCAGCAGACATCTTAGCAAGCTTTGCATCACCAGTAGCAGCAAGAGTTTCTTGGTAGGCAGTACGTACAGCTTGACGAGCTTCTGGAGAAATCGTCCTTGCCGTCTTAGAGACAAGAGAGCTAATCCCACCAATAGCCTTTTCAGCACCAATACCACCAAGTAGAATTGAGCTAAGGCCAGTAGCAAAACCTTCACCAGTCTTATCAGGAACAGTTTCACCTGCACCCGGAAGGGAGTTAGTAAAGGAACCCTTACCAGTCAATTTGCCCTCTGTAAGATCGACAGTACCACCACCAACGTTCGAAAGGATCTGATATCCCATACGTTCGAGTGCTGTAGCATCCGGTGGGTCGAGCATATAGCGGTTAGTTACTTCGAGAGGGTTGTCCTCAGATGGAGGCCGTAACTTATCATAGTTCGGATTAGGAACTCGTCGTTCTTGTTCCATGACAGGAAAGCCACCAAGCATTTCTACACCCTCAGCAAGCCAAGAGTTAGACTTAGTACCACTGTCAACATATTTTTCAAGCTTAGCTTCTGTCTTGTCTCTACGTAGATTTTCAACAGCTTCAGGGGTCTTACCAGCAAAAGACCATTCACCACTAGGGACGTATGGAATGTTGTGATCAGGTAGTCGAACGTGACCAGCCTTGTAAGATAGTTGATTTTCAAAGTCATTAACTGGTTGGTACTTAGGATCAGCATCAATTTCTGAGTAAAGTTCAGAGTTAGATTGTAGCCCATCTTGAGCACCACCAGTCGGACTAGCTTCAAAGACACCACTCTCACGCATAGTATTGAGAGCATCCTGATCGTACATAGCCTGATTGGCATTAACAGTGCTATCAAAAGTCTCTACTTTCTTTGAAGGAGGAGTGAGAGGCAAAGGGTTTTCCTCTGCCACCACCGGTTCCTGAGCAGGAGCTTGGGCGTATTTCAAGAACGGGTTCTCGGGCTTAGCCGTCGGCCTCGCGTACTTCAGAAACGGATTATCCATTATTAAATGCCTCCTTTAAGAGCCTTATCGGCAGCCCCCGGACCAAAAGCTTCATCAAACATTTTCTTTGCCTCGGGCGTCGGGGAAGCCTTCAGCTCTTTAAGTGCACCTTCTTGCTGATCCTTTGGAATAGACGAGAAGTCTACATGCTGTATCTCTGGTGCAACAGGTTGAGCTACCGGAGTAGGCATACCCTGCGGCATACTTGCTTTAGCAATATTGTTGTTGAGATCTTTAAGGTAAGCAGTTTGAGGACTATTCTCACCATACAAATCAACAATACTCTGTTCAACACGCTCAGGACGAAGGCCAGTTTTGATACCTTTACGAGTCTCAAATTCAGTTACAGCATCATTTTTGCTGAGCATGGTATTTTCAGCCTTAAGTTTATTGTAACCATCAGCAACCATGATTTTCAGAGTAGGCAAAATTTGGTCATCAGTACGACCCTGACTAACAAGTTTCATAGCTTTATCGTAATCTGCATTAGAAACTCGGTTATCAGTAGACATGGACTGAGCCAACTGGTTAGCAGTGGTCATCTTAAGGACATTGAACTTAGCAGCATTGATCGCAGACTGATCGTTCTCAGCGCCAATAGAGGTCGAACTGAAAAACTTCTCAGCAGCTTCCTTCTGTTGAAGAACAAGTTGTTCGTACTTACCCGGATCCTTTTCGGGATTCGTAGTAGCAATCTGTTTCTGGAAGTCATCAACAGCAGCAAACAAAGCCTGAGCTTCACCCTTCAGATCCTTGACAGTACCAAGGCCATTGTTGACCATGGAGGCAGCACGAGGATCGTCATGAAGAATCTGAGCCATCTGAGTTGCAGAGTTCAGAGCCTGAGAGAAGTTAACAACCTTAGCTCGGTACAAAGTAGAGTCCTTAGAGTACTGAGTAACAAGACCCTGATAGTACTTAAGGTCTTCTTTGTCCATAGGAACAGGAGGTTTACCAGTGATATACTGTGGTCTACCGGCCGGATCAGAAGTAGTATCTCTAATACCATGTTCATCCCTAACACCAAAAAATTGCTTGACACCTTCTGGAGTCTCTTGGAAGTAGATCTGTCCACCAGTACCTTCAGCTTCAGCCTTGATAGCAGCCTCTGTGACCTTAGCCGTGCGAATAGCTGCAATCTTTGTATCGGCCTTACGAAGTGCATCAGCATTTTTAGTATCGATTGCATTTTGTCTGTCAAAGTAAGCCTGACCCAAATCACCAACTTCAGTGACATTGGTAGGAACACGCTTGTATGCAAGGTTCATATTTGAAGTATCGACAGTAGGTTCTTCGTAGTCAGTGATACCACCACCAGCCAACTGATTGGCAGCAACAAGACGCTGCTTGATACCAGGCATAAGATCCATTCCAGAGAGAAGGTCAGTATGCTTAGGAGCCTGTTCAGCACGAGCAGGGGAAGCAGCATCGATAGCAGACTGAGGATTAGTGACAGCCATAGGCATAACTACTTTCTTTGTAGAAGGCTTGTAGTTAAGATCCTTCTGATAGTAGCCAGCGTCAAGTTCTTTGGCCACTGTGGCTACACCACGAACACGAATTTCTGGCAAAAGGGAATTAGCTAGTTCAGAATCACCCTTAGCCAATGTCTTAGCTTGGTTTGCCCATTCATTTTCTTGGTCTTGTTTTTCTTTACGCTTATCAGCATACTTACCGAGGGCCTGCCAACCTACAGAGAACTGGTTGTTAGCGAGTTCTGCATCACGGGTAATCTTAGCCTGTTCATCAGAATGCTTCCAAGCGGCTGCTTGATCTGACAAGGCAAAACCACGTTGTTTCTCATCACGAGCATCCTGAGCAGCTTGATTACGAGCATAGAGAGTCTCCTCGTGAGCATAGGCTTCCTTAGTCTTTTGAGCGTCGTACTCCCGAGCTTCTTTCAGCTTCTTATCTTCACGCTTGTTCTCTTCAGTACGTTCACGAGCACGATTAAAGGCTTCAGCAAAGCCTGTCATAAAGTTCTGAGCCATTACTTAGCCTCTCCTTCTCCACCCGATGGGTCACCACCAGTCATAGCCATAAAGCCTTGCTGTTGTAGATCGTTGTTTTGTTCAGGTTCACCAGAGGCATCACCCTGCCCTTCAGAAGCAGCATCTTTAATCTCTGGAAGCTGTTCATCAAGAAGTTTAAAGCCACCCGGAGGAGTCTTAAAATTCTGAACATTCTGAAGGTATGTACCAGTCGTGAAGTTATCTTCATCATCATCGATACCAAGATTGTATTCAATACCAAACTGCATACAAATGAGTTCGACCATACGAGTAAGTGGACCTGCCATAAGCAATGTAAAGTCTACCGTCCACTTTCCTTCTCCCACACCCTGAGTAAGAAGCATATCAGCAATCTGCCAAAGAGGGACACCAATTTCAGCCATAGTGAGAAGACCATTGGCCACCTTGAACTGGGTGATCTTTTTTGCAAGGAAGTCTAGGGCATCATCCAAATCACTAAATTCCGGAGGCTGTCTCCAAGGATAGTTCTTCGTATCAGACGTAAAGTTTTCACCCGGAATGGGTCCAGAATTAAATGTGGCTGCCATTAGATCTCTCCATCTTCCTCTGCAGGAATTTCTTTGTTTGCATAACGCTTAGCTGCACCAAGTTTACGACGAGCAGTCTTTCCCATATCATCAAAGAACTTATGATTATACTTCATTGGTTTACCAGTTGCCTTTTCATACTCATCGAAGTTGGCACCATCGTAAAACTTCTTAACTGCACGCCTAAAGATTTCATCATCCATAGCCATTAAAAGATACCTTTCATCATTTCACCAAAGCTGTCAGAACCAACAAACGAACCTACGATAGATCCGATTGCTGCACTAGTAGCACCCTTAGAATTGATCTTACCTTGGAGTTTAGTCATTGCAACAGCAGCCTGTCTGTCCTTTTCGGATTCAGAAGACTTCCATGCATAGTCAAGCAGAGCATCTGAACGATCCCAAAGCTGATTAAGCTGGTTGACTGTAAGATCGAACTTGTTCTTAGCATCAGTCGTAGCAGCTTCGTACTTCTGTTGGTCATCTTGAAGCTGTACCTGCTGTCTCCAGTTGGCATTAGCTACAGCGATATTATACTGTTGTTCAGAGTAAAACTTCTGACGAGAGTCTTCCATATTAGCATTGAACTTATCAGCATCCAAAGTCTGTGAACTGTTGAACTGAGAGATCTGAGTATTCAAAGAAGCATAGAACTTATCGAGATCATTCTGACTCTCAGCCATGAACTGATTCTTTACATTCTCAGCATTAGCATCAGTCAAGATACTCTGGATACGTGCTTGGTTGTTAATAACCTGAGCCTGTTGTTCATTGTCGAGGTTCTTAAGGTCCATAGCGAGAAATGCCTGAGCGTTAGTAACAGCAGCAGTCATTCGGTTGTCTAGATTAGTCTGTTCGAACTTAGCAAGAACGTTGGCAGCATTGATAGTTGCCTGTTGCTTGTTATCAAGGTTTTTGACAGTAAGTGTCTGGAAGAATGCAGCATCCTGTTGAGCAATCGGAAGTGATGCTTCAAGGAGAGCCTGAGACATAGCCGCTGTAGCAGCCGTACCAGTCATACCACCAAAGGCAGCAATCTTAGATACGTTACGAGCAGTAGCAGCAGCCCAAGAAGGAATCTTAGGTTCACCTGTAGCTGGATCAACAAACTGATCCTGAAGGAGTGCTAGCTGTCCCTGAAGGGTTGCCTTGGAATCTACGTAGTTACCTTCACCAAGCTGTTGAGCAAGAAGCTTACCAGCACTAGTTGAGGTATCAATGATATTCGAGAGATCCTGTTTGGCATAGTCCTTAAGGGCTGCACCAAGCTCATTCTTCGTACCATCTTTATTAACACCAGTAGCGATACCAGTTGTATCAGCCTGTGGTACATCCTTAATTTGAGCATTGTCAGAGACAGTACCCTGAGCTGCTTCCATCTGGTTGTCAGCTACTTTATCTTCAGTCTTTGTTACATCGTAGCCATGAGCAGCGGTTGGATCCTGTTGATCTACCTGACCGGAAGTAACCGTAGGGCTATTACCAAGAGCTAGATTAGGATCATTAGGATTGATCTGAGCGGCTTGTCCAGTCTGACTTGGATTTGCAAGAGCGTCCGTTACAGACATTCCAGAAGTATTACCTGCAAGTTGTCCACCAGCAGAGGTTACATTCTGAGGAGTGACTGTACCACCATTATAGGTAGAGGCAGCTTTATCAGCAGTAGCCTGATCGGCTGAGTTCAACCAAGTAGAACCTTTAGCCTGATAGTCAGCCCATGCTCTAGCGCCTTCATGTTCTTTATCGACATTATCGCCACCCTTTAGGTTAGGGTTAGCAGCTACGTAACCAGCCCAGTCGAAATTATCTTGTGTATATGCCATTATTTGTCCCCTTGAACTAGTCCATCCCGTAGGACGATGTAATCGACAAAAGCCTTATGTCTGTAATAACAATCAATCAATGATACCCTATCTGTGATCCAGAGCCTCTCAACCTGCTTCTGTGTCAAGGGGCCTTCCTTGAAGTCTACAGGGATGTTGCAGTCTTTCATCATTTCTTGTTCAGCGGGAGTCAGTCTTATTGGATTTGGGTATAGTGATTTGTTTGACACGCAGGCTGCTAGAAGCACTGAGAGCAGGCTCATTAGCACGAGGGTCTTTATCGGCTGCATCTTCAAACTCCCTGATCTGTTGTCTGAGGTTATTCATTTTTGTATTGTATTCGGCGATCTGCTCTGCCTCTTTTTTCTTTGCATAGAGGTTAGCAGCATCAAGCCTGTTTCTTTGTTCAGTTACCTGTTGAGCAACTTCTAGTTTGTAGGCATTCAGTTTAGAGATACCTAGCTTGTAACCAAGGTGGGCAGAGACTAAGATAGCCAGCACAGCGGCTAGTACAAAGTAAATCTCTTTCTTAAACAGGAGTTGAATCATTACAGAATCTCTCCTCTTTAGCTCTACGAATTTGAAGACCCTTCCAGACCTTACCACCTGCCTTATTGAATGAAGCAAGTGTCTTACAAGCCTGAGAGTACATTTTGTCATTAAGTTTCTGAGGTAGGCTTGACTTACAGAAGCCACCAGTACCAATGTTAAACGTCAGAGATACCATTGAGATGTAAGTTCTGATCGGGATAGCATCAGGTTCCTTGAGACACTTTCTCATACCTTCTTCGTGTACCTGAATCTCCTTAATGAACTCTACGTCACATTCTGCCTTAGTCTTTACCATACCGGGCTTGACACCCTTCGTTAGACCTTGGCAGATAGTCCAGACACCAATAACATCTTTGTATGCTTTGGCAGAGTATCCTTCGAAACCACCAATCAGAGAGATTGCCACTGCGGCAGCAATGCTACCCTTCTGTAATCTACTCGCCATCTTTTTCTCCTGACAATTCCTTTTGTGAGATAATACGTGCAATGTTTGATCCGATGATAGTCAGGAGGGCACCCACAGCAAAGGTTCCCCTTGGTATGTCGTACCACTCCTGGATATACGGAAGCATGAACTCAGCAAAGCTAAGAGCACCAGCAAGGGTATTAAGCTTAACTGACCATGCATATTTGATAATGTCTTTCCAATCGTCACGTAATGCCATTAGTAATACACCTTTATCACATAAAAACCTTCAAAATTTTGTGTGCTAGATAGCTGTATAGCATTGATAGGACCTTGACCTATCCACGAACTAACAATCCCGTGATATAGACTACTGGTTGCGTTTGCGTAATACGTCGCTGTCCCTAATGAGTTCGAGTATCCAGAACGCGTCGCAATCGAAAACTTAGCCTGTGCTCCAAATCCACTTGTACTCTTAGGTATTATTGAAGAAAACCATCCGAATGATCCGGCTGAAGAATTTGTCGAACTGTCTGTACTTTGTGCAGTAGTCGTGGTGTGTCGTGTATAAAGAAAGTTATTTCCATAGTCAGCCGCACCAGAATAGTATGAAGACCCATTGTTCGTGCTGTATCGAAGAATAATTGTCGCTGCAACTGTCGAAGGGATTGCCCAAATGTCGCACTCAATTAGTTTAGGAGTACCCTGCACTCCAAGATCAGTAATGTTAACAGGACCAGCACCAGAAAACGACGCTGCAAACACACGAGTATTAAGGCCCAAGGTCTGACGAGCTGTCGCATCATCTGCATCATCGATTAAGGTACGACCATAAGCCGAAAGGTCAGTGATAGAAGCAGTTCCCGAACCAGTGAAGTACGGGAGTTTATTGGCAGCTGAAGTCAAACCAGCAATAGCCTGTAGTTCTGCATCTTGTGCTTGGACATCTGTACCGATAACAAGACCGAGGTTCGTTCTGGCCCCTGATGCAGTAGAACTTCCAGTACCACCATCAGCTACAGCTAGATCAGTGATGCCAGTAATAGAGCCACCAGTAATGGTAGCAGAGGAAGATGTTACAGCACCATTGGTGTTACCCGTTACGTTACCTGTTATATTCCCCGTGAAAGTACCAGCGATAGTACCACCGGTGATCGTAACAGAAGAAGCATCCTGAGTGGCTATAGTGCCTAGACCTAGATTAGTCCTCGCAATAGAGGCTGTGCTTGCCCCCGTTCCACCATCAGCAATTGCCAGATCCGTGATCCCGGTGATACTACCACCAGTCACACTGACCGAGTTACTGTTTTGTGTCGCTATTGTGCCCAGTCCCAGGTTAGTTCGGGCAGCCGAAGCGGTAGAGGCACCAGTGCCCCCATCAGCAACTGCTAGGTCAGTAATACCAGTGATTGTACCACCGGTAATAGAAACTGTACCTGAATTCTGTTCGGCCATCGTACCAAGACCGAGGTTGGTTTTAACACCTGCCACATCAGTAGCTCCAGTACCACCATTAGCGATGGGAAGAGTTCCTGTGACAGCGGAGGTGAGGAGAATCTTTTGACCCTCCCCAACTGTTCCGTCATGTGAGTGGCCAGAGTTACCATCAAAAGCAGCTTGAAGCTGGTTATATTCATTGTTGAAATGTTCAGCCTGAATCCTGTTACCATTGATGATATCAGCGGCAGACTGTCTGACGTATCCCTGTCCCATTATTTATTCCTTATTTAAATCTCCAAGGTCGTGTCTTAATCTGGTGATAGCCACCATAGTTCAGGTAGTTCCATCCTACCCAAGCCTTCTTCCCTCGATAACCAAAGAACTTCCAACCTTTGTCAGACTGGATGACATACCAATAATGGTCTTCAGGGTAGGGAATACCGTCTTCGAAGATAATCTGGACTTTAGGTGTATCTTTGAAGCCAAGGAGGAAGGCATTAAAGCCATACCCCGGATTACGACAAATCCATTTCATTCTCTGTAAGAAGAGTTTCCCCTTGGAGAGTGTGGCAGGATCTTCGAACCCTCGGACCTGATCATCCCAACCACCATCCAACGTGTTGTCATGAGTGTAGAAGTAGACCCACCAACCACCCGGTTTGTTATTGTCCGTCAGGACAGACCAAGCAGCTAGGAAAGGGCTTAGTATCCATGAGCCGAAAGTTCCTACGAACCATGACAGCAACGCAAGAACCGGATAAGCAAGCATAGAATACCAAGCCTGTTTAAATACTTTCCAGAACATTATGACTCCTTATTAAGTTTTGATGATGTACATAAGAGCGATATTACGAGGACGAGCCTCGGTGCCACCATTGTTCTGGATAGAAATACCAGTACCAGCAGCAGCGATAGTAATACCAACACCAACCGTAGTCGTTACTGCACCAGTACCAGACGCTGTAATATAACCACCGTTAGAACCAGTACCAGAGCCGATGTACGAAGCACCGACTTGGTGGGCGTGACCAGGATCAGAGTAACCATGGGCGTGTCCCGGATCAGTAATAGCGTGATTGTGTGCAAGATTTTGAGAAGTTTGAGAGGTACCAATTGCACGACCAGAGTCAGTACCCTTACTATGATCCCAACCACGAATGAATTCACCACGGAGGTCAGGGATCTTAAAGGTCGTAGACCCATCACCTGCACCATAAGTCGTACCGATTGCAGCAAAGAGCGCAGCATAGGTTGTACGAGAGATAGTAGATCCGTCACACTCAAGCCAGTTACTAGGAGCAGTGGATCCACCAAAGGCGGCTACGATACCGGCAGGAGCAGCGTTAGCAATCGTCTCAGCCTTAGAGTAGACATCAAGATTGGTACGTGCATTAGCGGCATCAGAGGCTCCAGTACCACCATCAGTCAGTGCGATATCAGTAATACCTGTGATAGTACCACCAGTAATCGTACCTCCCGTAATGGCGACAGAGTTAGCATTCTGTGTGCTCATTGTGCCTAGACCAAGATTGGTTCTAGCAGTAGCAGCATCGGAAGCTCCAGTACCACCATCAGCAACAGTGATATCCGTAATGCCTGAGACAGAGCCTCCAGTGATTGAAACAGAGTTACTATTCTGAGTAGCTATTGATCCAAGGCCAAGGGTCGTACGAGCAGTTCCTGCATCAGCGTCATCGAGTAGGGTTTTGATGTATGTAGAGACACCGAGAGTAGTCTGCGCTGTAGAGGCATCAGCATCGTCAAGGAGCGTCTTTATGTAAGTAGAGATACCTAGAGTCGTCTGAGCCGTAGAAGCGTCTGCATCGTCCAGTATGGATCGAGCATAGGCTGTCAGAGGTGTGACTGCATAAGTGTCAGAAGCAGTCGTGTAGATCATCTTATCTGCTGAGGTTGTTTGTCCAGCAATGGAGTTCAGTGCAGTATTGTAAGGTTGAAACCTACGCCAGATAGCAGCACTAGGAGTCGAGTCTAGGCAGGTATACATGAGATCGCTAGTCGTATCGATCCATCGAGAACCTACTGCATAACCGTCATTAGCATCGTCATTGGCCGTAGGGGCAGTAGTGGCATCAACCTTATCGATACCACCAGTACCACCATTCACAACAGGAAGAACACCAGTGATGGAGTTAGTAAGGTTGATCTTAGGACCTTCACCTACAGTACCATCATGGGTGTGTCCAAGAGTTCCATCGAAGGCAGACTGAAGAGCGTTGAACTCGTTATTGATTGGAGTAGCTTCAACAATGTTACCATCGACGATTTCAGCAGAGCTTTGTCGAGTATAACTATTACCCATTATTTTCTTCCTTCTACATTAAAGTCATATAGAGCACCCTGAATTGTGTAGGAGGGGCCAGTATCATATGTCGAGTATTTCATCTGGACAGAGAACCCTGAGCCTTCTACGTTAGATAGCAGGACAGGAGTTGTAGCAACCGAGTAAGTAGCAACACCATAGATAGCATCACCATAAGTTGCACCATCAAGTTCACTGTCGAAGACATAAGTATCAGGATTGATCTTATCGACATCAGCCCAATCATAAGTCAGACGGGTTGTAACAGTCACAGCACCCTCTGGGCGCATAAACAAACGAATCTTCTTCATTGTCTTACGGACACCCGGTTGACCGAAGTCAAGATATGGAGTGATGTAGATTGCCTGAACAGGTTCGCCATCGAAGTCATGCCCCTGTTCCTGTCGGTAAACCTTACCATTGTAATCACCATGCAGGATGTACTCAGTAGCACCAAGATACTTAGAAATAGTACAAGAAGCACGAATGCCCTTAATACGACCCCATTCCCATTCTACACCATTCGGACCTTCACGAAGACAGCCAATGATACCAAAGGTAGCCTGTGTACTCTTGTTAGGAGAAGAGAAGAAGATTCGGATTTGAGACTTACTGCGGATTAGGACAGACGTGACTTCAGTCATATCGTTACCCTGAACCTCATCGACGATCAACTGTTGGATCTTCTTAGAGATTGTTTCAAGGTTGACGTCACCGATGTAATCCGTACCAGAAATAGGACGGACACCATCTTGAGACAAGAACACTAGATTACCGTTGATTTCCTGTACCGAATCACCTGCAAGGCAACCGATCTGGGTAGTAACATCATTAAGAACGAAGTCTGTATTCGAAACAGAGACTTTCTTGATTTGAGCTACACCCATGATATAAAGTTCATCACGGAAAGGCTTCAGAGCGTTGACACGATATCCAGCAGGAATCTGCCCAGCACCCCCAGCAACAGTCCAACCATAATCGCTAAGAGGAGATGAGTGGACAACAAGGTGGTCTTTAGCGAAGAAGATATGGTTCCGAAAGATTTCAACATATTCCGGATTATCGATGGCTTGGTTTCCACCTGCATTTGCATAGTCGGCTCCTGTGTTAGTGGATTTGATTTGTGTCCAAGTCGTACCGTCATAAATCATGCCGAAGTTAACACCATCGACAATAACGATCTTGGGAGTACCATTGAAGTTGAACTCTTTTGCTCGAAGACGACGGAGACCTACAGTGCTCTTTGTGAATGATGTAACCATCTTGGTCCACGAGGAACCTGAGTACTGGTAGAAATCGTATGTGTTGCCAGACTTTTGTTTACGAGCAGCAATGATATTATCTTCATGGAAGAAGACACCAAGGATAGCACCCTCAGCACTAGCAGGATCAACCTCTGATGCAATAGGATCAAGAGGAAGAAAACCTGACAGTCGTCTATAACCACCATAGAGGGAACTTTCAAAGTTCAGAAGTTCAACTGCACTACCCGGTTCGTTATCCGAAAGCTGGATGTGATTAACATTCGAATTAAGACCGCCAGTAGAGACAACCTTCTGGCTTTGAATTTCTTCCATCATAGGTGATAAGCTCCATTTTCTGCATTCCAAGTATTGCCACCGAAGTTAACACGAGTGTCTCTCACGCTATCTCCATGGACACCAACAAGGATGCTATACATTGCGTTAATGCCCTTCTTGAAACTCTCTTGGGCGATACCAACACCTGCTTGGTTTTCCTTAAACAGGTTCATATGCCACAAAGCACCCATGACAATTACGTTGTCGTAGACACTAGGGATATCAGTCGTATCCTCATAAGAGGTCAGCGGGTTCTCTTGCCTGTAGTACCGATACTCAATGGTATAGGCTTTATCTGCAACTGGTGAGACACCGAAGCCATTACCATGAGCCTTAAAGACATATACAGGAACACGGATGCCATTAGGATTGTCATTATCAATATCCCTTTGCCTTGTATACCATTCATCCCTGTCGATGAACTGGAGGTGAGTGTTAGTCACTTGAAGAACTTCATCTGCTACGATCTGAAAGGAATTCCAATCAGCAGTTTTAAAGTCTGATGGCCATGCATATTCGGACTCACCTACGAGCAACGTCTGAGTGGTCTGTACCGCATGATACGGCCAGTCCCATTCCTGCTGATTGATCTCAGAGATGGAGTCACGAATTGCATCTTTACATACAGCTTGCATACCCTTGGCAGACAAAAAGTTAGTTTGTGTGAGTTCGACTTCGTTAATCTTCCGAATGACTCGGTTGGTCAATTCAAGATATGTACTTCCCATTTTCATTCCTCTTCATATGGAAGATTAAGTGGAGTGTTTGTTTTGACCTCGAAAGGAGATCCACTTGTATTCACCTTCACCTCATACGTCTTACGATAAGCATTAGTCGTAGAAGCAAAAGGACGTTTAACAAGTTTAGATGCTAGGGTGTCATCACCCTCAGTGATTGTGACAGTACCTGTGATAGCTCTGAACAAAGTGGACGACAAAGTGTCATTCTCTTCAGTCACCGAGAAAGTACCCTTGATCGAAAGCTTACCTTGTGAGCTAAGAGTGTCATCACCTTCAGTGATAGAAGCAGTACCTTTGATTTGTACCTTACCAGCACTAGAGAGAGTGTCTCCTTCTTCATAGATATCAGCACTACCAAACTTACCCATAAGGGTTGTACTGAATAAAGTGTCGTCTTGTTCGATGACAAAAAGAGATCCAGTGATAACACCAACACCAGAGCCTATAGCACTAAGAGTATCGTCAGCTTCTACAACATTAAGAGTACCCTTGATTGCCAGAACGGCCGAAGACAACAACGTATCGCCTGCCTCTGTAACTGACAAAGTACCTGCAATGGAGAGTTTAGCCGTAGAGCTTAGAGTATCATTTGCCTCAGTTACGGAAAGTGTGCCGATGATAGGAGATGCACCACCTGTAGCTGAGAGAGTATCCCCCGCCTCGGTCACAGAGAGCGTTCCTTTGATTGCTAGGGCACCAGTACTCGAAAGGGTGTCACCCGCTTCAGTGACAGCCAGTGTGCCTTTTATGGCCAGTGTAGCAGTAGAACTGAGTGTGTCTCCAGATTCCGTTACTGCTAGTGTACCTTTGATTGCAAGCTTACCGGCAGAAGAAAGAGTATCGTCTGCTTCGGTAACAGCAAGAGTCCCTGTACCTCCTGAAGAGGGAGTAGAACCATCGAGGTAAGTAAATCCAGAGGGTGCTGTATACACAGAACTATTAGAGCGTAAACCTAAGTCGAAGTTACCTCTAGAACTATACACATGTAAACGATCAACAGTACCACCGAATGAGCTGTAGTCCACACCATTAGTGTTGGTTGATGGATTACCAGAAGTCCCAGCAATGTCTTGCCAGCTACCACCATTGACCCTAAACCAAATCTTTTTGTTTACGTTATCAACTGCAAAGCCAAGGTTATCACCATCAACAAAAGCACTTGACAATGTCCTAGACGCTTCTGTTATATCTGAGATAGTGGTGGTATTAGTTTCGTTATCGTAATTGACGTATACCATTGCACCAGCATCTGTAGACGAAGCAGCAAAATAGGTTATATCGCCAGTACCTGGAGCCGAAGTGGTATCAATATTTATGATGTCTACTTCAAAATAATACTTCCCGACAGACAACATACGGTTATTATCAGTAATAGTGTATGCACCATCGCCGACGTGATTGCCGGTCGTAGCTCTAGCATTTGGAACGCTTTGGTAGGTACTGAAACTATCAATATTGGAGAAGTCATTAGGATTCCATGCTGGATTAGCAGGTTGAAGTGCAATCAACCAAGCACCACGAGGGTTACTTGCATTTGAGTTAGAAACGTGTGTAACTGTACCAGTCGCACCTGCCGTCGTTTGTAGCATATCCGCTGAATAAATCAGTGGATTAACTTCAACACGTTCCGTGAAACTTGTTGGTGGCGTCAGGTTGTTAGAATTGTCACCCCAATCGAAGCTCTCGTAAACGAGCATACAGCCATTGACGGTTGTTGTAATCCCTGTCGCATCGGCATTACTGTTACCGGGGGAACCAGCAGTACCACCTATCCAATTAGATGAGTAGTCATTGATCGTTCCACTCGCACCAGTATAACGGTTGATCTTGCCTTGTGTTGCAACAGTAGCACTCGGCGTCCAAGTATAGTTTCCACTCTCACCCGAAGCAATTTTCTTGAAAATTCCAGAGTTCAAATAGAATGTACTACCACTTTCAATCGCGGTAAGTGTCGATCCGACCTGCGTCCAACCAGTCGGTGGTGTAATTGTCGTTCCGTTGCCAGCCCATAGGATATGAGCGACAAGAAGATCACCGTTAGAGATACCAGTTGGGGCAGTAACTGTTAGACTACTGCGGGAAGCATAAGTCGTACTTGAACTTGATCCGAATGCTACAGCCACGTGCCCCTCCTAAAGTATTAAGCATTACCTGCGGTAAGTGTAAACGAAGTAATCGAGAACGACTGAGTAGCCGTAAACGAAACGCTATCGACAATCATGTCAGTAGCAGAAGTTCCTACCGTACCCTGAATGTGACAGGTCGTACCCGTCGAGTCATGAATACGGAAGTGGGCAGCAGTACCAGTGGCGTCAGCAGAAGTGTCCTGCCAAGTACCAGAGATCGCCTTAGTCCCACCAGAAGCAGCAGCCATCCAGTCCGAAGGAAGGGTGAGTGTTGCAAGGACCGTACCGGAGTTAGCAGTGCCACAGTTAGCCGGAGCAGCACCAGTACGGATAGTAAGAATTGGTGAAGTACCAATCGTAGTTTCTACGGAGTTGAGTTTTGCATCTCGCACCGTACCGGAATATTGAAGTGCCATTTAGACCTCCTTATTAGATAAAAGTAGCAAGTTGTCCAGAGAAGGCAAACTTGACAAAGATGACAACGATTGCGCACCAGACGGTATAGTTTAAGTTTTTGAAGGTAGATTTAATTCCCTTGAGTTCTTCCTCAATCGCATCAAATCTTTTGTTGATATATTCTCTATCCACCTCTTGTTTACCGAGAGAGACCTCAATGATAGTTCTCCATCGTTCGAGGGCAGATATTCTAGTCTCTAAGTTCTCATCCATGTATTAACCCCCATACAAGAAAACCGAGGGAACGGTTAAATTCCCTCGGTATAGGTTAATTAGGACTTGGGCTGAGCGATATTGCCACGAGCATCTACAGTTGCATCAGCTACAACTACTGCGACGAGGAATTTACCACCCGTCAGAGTACCCGTAAGGGATGCAAGCAAGATGTCGACGGTATCACCACCAGTTGTTGAGATGACGATTGGGGTCGTTGCACCCGGAGTGGAATAACCACCCACAGCAGCAGCATAGGCGTCCCACGCAGAGGCATAGCCCGTAGCGTTAACACCCGTGACACCAACGGAAACCGTCAGGACAGAAACAGTACCCGTAAGGGCAGCCGTCTTCTGAGCCCAACCACCGAGGATTACCGAACCAGCCGGAACACGGAGAGTTTCGATAACATCAGCAGCAGCAAGGGCAGAACCCTTAGCCGTAGCAGCAGCTGCAAGGTCAATTTCCTTCCAGACAACGCTAGCATTCTTCGTATTATCCATATGGCGCGGCAGAGTACCTACCGGGCCAAGAGGATTAGCGAGAGTCGTAATAGTAGCCATTAGTAATTCTCCTATATCTTAAGATTAGTTCTTGTTGTAAGCAGCGCGGAGCAGGCCCTGCGGACGCAGGATCTTACGGCCGTACATGTGCATACCACGAACGATGTCGGAGAAGCCGAACGGAGAACGGAAGTTTTCCGTCTTGTTGATCTGCTCAGCCGTAGCAACAGCAGAGTCGATACCAGCTACGATGAAACCGTAGTCCGTTGCCGAACCGTTGTTGTCAGCCGTACCAGGACCGTTACCGATGTATGCGAGGTTGTTCGAGCTGTAGACACGGAAACCACGAATCTTGCCAGACGCGATCTTACCGTTAGAAAGCTGTTCGCCTTCCTGGAAGTCACGGTCAACAAACTTCGAATTTTCGTCCATCAGGATTTCGAGGAACACCGGATCAACAACAACCCAACGACCTTCCTTCTCAACA